TCTTAAAAGATGCTCAAGTTAAAAAAGTAAACTTTGTAGAACCAGGTGAAAAAGTTCATAATGGTTTTTATACAGCTTTTAGTTCTGTTAAAGAAGATTTATATAGTTCTATTAATTTTATTCTTTCTAAGAAATTAGATAAAATAAAATCAGTTGTTATTTGTGGTCATAGTTTAGGTGCTGCTCTTACAGTTATATCATCTTATATGATTTGTAAAGATTTCCCACAGATTGCTCACTTAGTTAAAAATGTAACTGTTGGTTGTCCAAGAGTTGGTAACTCAACATTCAAGGATAATTATAATAAATTAGTTCCTAAGAGTATTAGAATAGTTAATGATAAAGATTTAGTTACAAGAATACCTAAAATTGGATTCACACATATAAATGAAGGTATTACACTTAATGAAAAAGGAGAAGTAATAACTTATTCTTCACTTAATCCTTTTAGATACTTTGTTGAAATATTCATATCAGATGTTAGTGGTGAAGCCGCTAAAGATCACTTTGTTGATAACTACTTAAAGGTTATAGACAAATGGGATGGAGTAATAAAGAATTAAACAGAAGAGACTTTTAAGTCTCTTTTTTTTATATATACATTTATGAAACACCTTAGAAAATTTAACGAGTCTGTTGAAGAACAAATCTATAAACAAGTTCTTGATTCTATAAAAGATTGTTTTCAAGAGTTTGAGGATAATGGTTGGTATTGGATATCAGATGTATCTTATCCAGGTATATCTGTTTGGCAAAATCCAAACTTTAATTGTAGAATGATGAATAAAGAAGAATCGGATCCAAGAAACTGGGGTAAAAAAGAAGATAGAAAAGATTTTATTGATTGGACAGGAAAAATAACATCAAATGGTGAAATAGTTTGGGAATCAAAAGATTTAACAGATAGTAAATTTAATAATATAACAGAAGGTGATTTGATGGAAGAAGCTGAAGATTTCTTAACAGCTGTAAAAAGATTACATGACGAAACTGGACTTGATTTTAATTTCTCATATAATAATAGAGGCGGTGAAAGAAGAATAATAATACAAGGTAGAATATGATAATTAAAAACTATATACAATTTATAAAAGAATCATCTGGTTATGAATACGGATGTGTGATGGTTGAAGTTCCTGTAAGTAATTGGGATGAGATAACAAGTTACATTAATCCAGAAGATGTTTATACTGGAGGTGATGACACTCACGGCATACAAGAGAATCCACATGTTACTATATTATACGGCTTACATGAAGGTGTAACAGAAGAAGATGTTAAATCTGTATTTGAAGGATTTACCGAAAGTATTAACATAGAAGTTGATGGTATTGGTGTTTTTGAAAACAAAGACTATGATGTTGTTAAGTTTAATGTTAACCCTGATGGTGCTCTTCAAGATTTACACGATAAACTTTCTGAGTTTCCTAATTCAAATAGTTTCCCAGATTACAAACCACATATAACAATCGCTTATGTTAACAAAGGAACTGGTAAGAAATATGTTAAACCAGAATATAAATACACCGTTAAGAATGTTGATAAGATAACTTATTCAATGCCAAGTGGTGAGAAAGTAAATTTCAAATATAATCAAGGTATAGTTGAATCATTAAATGAAAATAAGATGTGGTATAAAACTATTCCGCAAATATTAGAATGGTTAGAATCTAAATCTAAAATGCCTTGGTTGTGGATAGATACAGAAACAACAGGTTTAGGTGGACCTAAACAACAACAATTAACTCAAGTATCTGCTTTATCAACTGATTATAACTTTCAATCAAATACTTTTAATGAATTAGGATTGTTTGATGAGAAGATTAAATTAACAGATGAAACTAAATCTAAATTTAGTACACCAGAAGATAAAACTAAATGGGTGTTAGGATTTAATCATTATGGTTCAGGTAAATACAAATATAAAAATGAACAAGAGATATTAGATAAATTTTTTGATTGGACTGGCAATTATGAGCCTTGTTTATTTATAGCACAAAATGCTGGTTTTGATATGGCGATGTTGGCTGGTAGATATGGTCATAAAATTAATAATGAAGTATTTGATACTAAGATGTTAATTCAATTATATTATTTACCACTTTTACAAGCATTAGCTGAAACAGATTCTAAATATAAAGATATAATTGACTTTATTGGAACATCATCAAGGGATGGTGGATTGATTTCATCTTCTATGTCTAAAGTAGGACCTGCTCTTGGAATTAATATGACTAACTATCACGATGCCTTAACTGATTGTAGAATTACAATTCAAATGTATCAAAAGATGGTTGACTTCTTAAAGCAACATCAAGAAGTTGATATTATGAAATATCAAACTGAAAGAATAAAAGTTATTAAGGCAAGTAAATGAGATATCTAAAAACATATAAAATATTTGAGTGGTCTGAAGTTAGTAATAAACTCCAGAAGGAATTTGAATTTAAAGATTTCTCAGAGGCTCTTAAATTTATAAATCAACTTGCTGAAGTTTGTGAAGAACAAAATCATCACCCAGAAATAAACTGGGTTTATAATAAAGTGAAACTTACTTTATCAACACACGACGCTGGTGATATTGTTACAGAAAAAGATTTAAAACTATCAAAGTCAATTGATGAAATACTTAAAAACATATAAAATATTTGAGTCTAATAGCCAATATGGTATTCACGATTGGATTGAAGATCTTAAATCTTGGGAGTGGAGTAGACCTCAACAACAATCAGTTAATGAAAGTTCAATGAAAAAGTGGTCTGACCATTTTATTGGTGAAGGTTATTATGATAAAGTATCAAATCATGTTAATAAAATATTTGAAGCTCTAATCAAAGTTGATGAAGAAGAAATCCATATGAGGATGTATGATGTATATGATCAAATACCTTCATCTAAAGATAAGTGGACTATGTGTTGTGTTGCTTATGGTGATGTAGAAAACTATGATAAACCAGATAGAAACAAGTATAATGGCTTAGTCACAGTTAGAAGTAAAGATGAAAAAGATAGATTAAGAATAACTATTCATATTCTAAAAGCAATCGTTTCTCCAACACTTTATATTGGTTCTTGGCCCAATATGATGTTAAGACAAAGTGATGAGAGTTATTATGTAACTGATAAAAAATGGCAATGTCAAAACTTTAATATTGATGATTATTCGGATATTAAAGACGGTGCTGAATTTAATACAGATGATTACAAAGGTAGAAAAGTTAAAATCTTTCAACACGATATAGATAAGAAGAAACAATATTCTATTGATAAGATAATTAGTATGTATGTACCAGCTGTTGTTATTGAGATTGGTAATAGAGATAATTCAATTGCCTCTGGTGGTATTAATCTTAAAAAGATAGAATTAATGATAGATGATGCTTTAGAATCTGTTTTACCAACACTTGATTATAAAGAAGTAGTATTTGACAAATCTAGATTTGATAGACAGTTTGATGATAATACAGATATCTATGATTATACTATCAAGATTTTATTAAACTTTTAATAATTTTTTTTCTATACAAGTGTGGTTTTTATTATAAATTTCACACTTTTTTTATTCTAATAAAATACTTCAAAACAACTCAACAACTTTTTCAAATCTTAGAATATAAATACTAATCAGATACACAAAGTATTTGATATAAACAAAAAAAATAAAAAGCAATTATGGCAGATTTAGATGATTTATTTAATGGCGGTTTAGAAAGTAAAATGGACTTCCTTAATGACACGAAAACAAGCAACAACAACGATGGTATTTACCGCGTTGACCTTTCAAAAGTGAAAGACAAAAAAAGAGGATGGAGATCTTTAGTAAGAATCCTTCCTAATTTGACCAAAGACGGTAAAGTTGGTCAATCAGCAATTGAGAAAATTACTCACTATGTTGATATTAAACAACCTAAAGAATTAAGCGGTTGGTTTGATTCACCAAAGAACTTCAACGAGAAGTGTCCTTTGACTGATTTGTATTACACCATGCAAAATTCAAAAAATGCGATTTTGATTGAGAAATCAAAACAATTAAAGTACTCTAAGAAATACTACTCTTATGTATTAGTTATCGAAGACGAACAACAACCAGAATTAGTTGGTAAAATTTTAATCTGGCAATATGGTAAAACTATCAAAGATAAAATCATGGCTGAAAAGAATGGTGAAATCTCTGGTGTAGGTTGTAACGTATTTGACTTAGCAGCTGGTAAAGATTTCGTATTAGTTGTTAAAGAAATCCAAACAGGTGATGAAACATATCCTGATTACAAAATGAGTATGTTCAAACCAGAAGCTACTTCACTTCCAATTTACTTCAAAGAAAAAGGTGTTTTCAAAAATGCTCCTGTTACTGATGGTAAAATTGAAGCTGGTGTTCAAAGTAAAATTAAAGATTTCTTATTAGACCGTGAACACGATTTAGAAGAATTTGCTCCAAAGAAATTAACTGATGAGCAACAAGCTAAAATCACTGAGATTTCAAACTTCTTAACTGGTAAAGCTTCTTCTTCTTTCTCTAGTCCTAAACAAGAAGCAAAACCATCATCTGATGATTTTGAATTTGAAGACAACTTCGCAAAAACAGCGGCTACTACTGCTAGTGCTTCTGAAGATGAAGATGATTTCTTCAATGACTTATAATAGTAACATATTAATATTAGAAATAGGAGTTCCATTGGGACTCCTATTTTTTTTATACATATCCTAACAACTTATTTGAAGTCTTTTATATAATTAAAAGGATAATAATATAAAAAATTAAAATTAAATATGAGTCTTAGTAATAAAACATTTAAAAATAACGCAACTGGTGAAATTGTAAAAGTTATCGATTCTTTTGAAAATATAGCAATTCTTGAAAATAAAGGCAAGGCTGAAGTATCTAAACTTTTAAACCCAGATTTATATACTGAGCAAATTGATGTTTCTAGTTTCTTTAATACACAAGGTGCTTATAACAATTTAGCTGAAAAAATTAAAAATATACCAGCTGATAAAATCAGAGATGATGTTGCTGGTGAAGTTATGGTTAATGTAGATGGTAGTAGTCAATTTAGACCACAAACAAATGAAAGTGCTATTATTCAAGTTACTGAAGAAGATGAAAGAGCTGAATTAGCTAGAAAATACGGTGTTACTAATCCACAAAATGATTTGGCTAAACAAAGTGAGGCATTTAATAAATTATTAAATCCAGAGTCTGAAGAAGTTCAGCAAGTTCAAGTAAATAGAAATCCTGTTCAACAACCAGTTTCTCAACCTTCTTATCAACAACCGGTTCAAGTTGTTGAAGACCCGATTATCACAATGTTTAAGAATGTTAAAAGATCTAAAGATTTTTCAATATCTCTTGAAATTAAAAATAAAATTCCTCGTCTAGACTTTATTGAAATGATGGAAGATTCTTATAATACAAGTATTATTGATTTCTTAGCAGCAGAGTTTACAGATAACTTACTTAGAAATCCTCAAATCATAGAAGATATGATTAAACAAAAGATTAAAGAAGTTGTTTATGGCGCTGAAGTTAAAGATGTTAACCCACAAATTACTGATTCGGTTACTCAACTACATAATGAGAAAGCTGAAAAACATGAACCTCTTACTTGGGAGAAAGAGCCGGTTTTATCAAAAGACCTTGAAACTCCAAAGAAAACTACTACTACTAGAAAACCTAGAGCTAAAAAAGAAACCGCTAAATAATGGTTGATGAAAAATATTTACAAAAAGCAATTTCTATTAGAAGAACATATTTGAAGTTAATCAACAATATGGATCTTTATAGAGCCAGAGCTCTTCAAGTATCTGAGAGATTAGATGGTACTCTTAAAAAGATAGATGACTATCAAAAAGAGTTAAAAGAAAGTTCTAAAAATCAAAAATTTAACATGAGCGAAACTGAAATCTTTGAAAAATTATTAAAGATAATTGATGAAGTAGAAGATGAAGGTAAAAGATTAGAAAAGCTAATAGAGCCTATCAACTTAGAAATTGAAAAATTAGCTAAGGAAGAAATGGAACTATATCGTCAAATTTTAGATGGACATCCAAATCTAACAGAAAATCAGATAGTAGAAAAAGTACAAGATAGATTAATAAAAGAGGGCCTTTCTTAATAAGAAAGGTTTTCTTTTTTAATATATAACCAAAAGATAATCTATCTAAATGGCAAAAATTTCTAAGTTTGTAAAACTAGACAAAGATGTTTTACTTGAATATATTTATGATGATGGTAACTTAATAAGTGAATCTTATGATATATTAGTTGACTCTAGAGATAGAAGACAATCATATATAGCAGGTTCTTCATCTATTACCGGCAATACAATGGGTAATCAATTATTTAAAGTTGATTCAGTAACTCAAAAGTATGCTAAAGTAAATCCATCTTATTACTCATTTTTACAATTAAAAGAGTATGCTTCTGGTACACCTACTAGACATGATACTATTAAAATTCATGTTCCTATAAACTGGACATTTGGTGAACATTTAGGTTTTTTTATTAAAGTTTATGGATTTGATACTACAAATACTAGAATATTTGATATATCAAACTTTTACTTTGACATGACTGATGTTAGTCAACAATATTTATTAAACTTTACAAGTCCACCACTTCTTTTTCAAGAAAAACTATGGGGTAAGAATATAACTATTAATATTCCATCTTTAAGTGATTTAGCTAGTCAAAAGACTAACAATGTTCCAAAGGAAAATAGTATTAATGCTAATCTTACAAATGGCGCAGGATTAAATATAACATCTCCTGTTTTTATTGATTTTCACTTTATAGATAATATACAAACTGTTAATGGATTAACTGGATATATTTTATCTTCTAAAGTAACAACAACTGTTCCTCAAACTCCTGAGTTTGAAAGATTAGGTTTAGTTGTAGCCCACTCAATTAATGGTGACTTTTTTGAAATATATGGTGTTTATAATGATACTATTGCTGGTTTTAATCAGTTTATGGATGAATCATTTAATATTGGACACAGATATTATGTTCAATACAACATCACAATGTATGAACAAAATATTAGAGGCAAAACCACAACAGTTACTGTACATGATAACTTTAATGAAACTATTGAATATAGACCTATTATTAAGTACTCAACTACAACAGCTATAATAGATGTTGAAATGAGATTAATAGACGCTGTAGACGACTCTTATATCATTAGAAGAGCTTCTTATGGTATGTTACAAGATGAAGTATCTAAATACTCTCTAAACTTAACTAAAATTAATTTAGCAAATGCTCATAAACCTAAAATTTATAATATTAAATCTAATATAGATCCATCATTAGTTGGTATGTCTAACTCAATGGGTAGAATAACTAAGCCTATATCTATAAGTAAAGCAGTGACTGGTAGAGTATCTGGATCTAATAACAATAACAATAATACACCAATTATTCAAATTGAAACTGTAAAAATTCCTTTTCCTGTTTTGGTTGATAAGTTTAATATAGTTGGTAAATCAGATAATGCTTCATTTAATAATACTTTATTTTATGGTATTGGAAAAATGATTATCAATATTTATCCTTTTGACAATATTATCACATTTACTATTGCTAATGGTAGTGATACTAAACCAGATTTTTTGAATATGACTGGATATGGTGATATTAAATTAACATTCAGAAATGATTCTAAAACTTTTGATTTTCCTCTTTACACAGATTCTGGTTCAGTTAATTTAGATCTTGGTCAATTGGCATTTAAGATAACTCAAAATAAATTTATCGATATTAAAAAACTATATGAGTCTGGTATTAATTTATTTTATATAACTAGTGATATACAATCGGTTAAATCTGTTGTTTATTCTGGATTATTTAAGATATACGATAGTGCTGCTAATGTCGCTGGTCTTAATCAAGGTGCGGCTTCTAGTGCTAATCCTGCTATTATTAAAGATCCTAAGTTACCACAAGAAACAGCTGTTGTAACAAGAAGACCTGTTAAACAATCGACACCGGTGGCTAAGCCAGGTATGTCAAAAAATACTCTAAGTGCTGCTATTACTAGTGTGTCAAGTAAAATAAAAAATAAAGGCTTATAATGAGATTAAGTAGTCAAGGCAGTCAGTTTATATTTAACCTACCTAGTGATTTCATTAAACAAGAAGTTATTAACACTTATACTCCAATTCTTGAAAAGAACTGGGTACAGTATGAGAATGTAATTGATTATGTTAACTCAACTATTAAATCCGTAAACTTCCCAGGTGTTGGTATTGATATGCCAAAACAAGTTGGTATGAGAGGTAAAGAAAGACAATTTAAACCAGCTAAAAACGTTCAAGATATTACTTCAACTCATGAATTAACAGTTACTTTTAGATCTGTTGACTCTGACTTAAACTATTGGTTAGTATTTGATATTCTAACTAAACATTACTTAGATGTTGAAAATGCGTGGGTTAATCCATTTACAATCACTTGTGTTGATATTCACAGAGACGCTATATATGTAATTAGATTCTATGAGATTATTCTTAAAGGTCTTTCTGATAATACATTTAATTACTCTCAACAAAAAGTAAATTCTAAAGAATTTACAATGACATTTCACTTTAACTTTTACGATATTGAATTCTTATTGGATAAATCTAAAGTACTTGAATTAGGTGCTTTACCTTCTATTATTCAACGTCTTTAAATATCTTATTAATAGAGTTCTTTCTTCTTTTATTTCTATCTGGTTCTAATCCTAAACTTCTTAATATTTCTTTATCTATACTTTTGGCTATTTCATCAGATAACATAGATTGTAATTGATCAGCTACATCAAGACCATAATGACTACTTAATTTGTCAGCCTCTGGATTTGAGTATATCTCACCACCGGCTCCAGTTTTAACTTGATTCATATAATTCTTTAGGATAATTTTGTTGGTAGTGATTTATATTTGATTGCCAAGCACAACTGTATTTACCATCCGGTATTTGACAAAGCCACATCTCAGCCATTACTCTCCATCTCAAATAGTTACCATCTGGTAACCAATTTGACATATTAGGTAAGTTTTTAATATGAGATGACTTAGACCACCAAAAATTACCACTATAATGTAAAGGAGCTTTGCCGTAACCCCAAGTTGATGGATGATGATTTATATCATCTGGGTTTCCAAAGAAATTAACACCAGAGCAATCATTATCTTCTAAATCTTTTAATCTATCTTGCCATTTATTTATATTAAAATAAGATAGTAAATTAGTCCAGTCAATTATTTGTTGATAGCCTGGTTTGGTAACGCCTTTAGTATGTAAGTATAAAACATTAAAATCTTCTTCTTTACAATGTTGACTTATCAAATCTAATGTTGGAAACTCACACTTTGATATATCTGGATTAGCGTCTATTATAACATATTTTTCACTAACTAAATTAAATGATAGTTGTTTTCTATCACCATTAAAAACTAAATATATTTTATTAGCAGAGTCATATAATCCACTTTGTTTAATTCTTGTCAATAAATCCCAAAGAACTTGATTAACAGAGCCAACCATTGCTATATTAATATAAATGTTTATCATATTCCATAAAGTTGCTTTTTGTGATCTTCAGGTATTTGTACAACTTCACCTTGAATATCATTAAAATATTGTTCTAATACTCTTCTATCACTTGTTCTATTGTGATTACCACCACCGTCAAACTTTTGTTTCCATTTAGATCTAATCTCATGTCTTTGGTACATTAATTCAAAGTCACATCTATGTAAATGAATTAAATTCAAACCGTAATCCAAACCTTCTTTATTTTTATAAATCTTCTCAAGAATGTTATTTTCATCCCACATATATTTTTCCTTAATAACTCTAGCATAGTGAAATCCCCAAACCCAGTTTAGTTTTACTTTTGAAAGTAATGTTTTACCATAAGTCCAAGACTCAAACCAATAGTTTCTATTTATCATTATCTCATCGTTAACGCTAATAGGTGTTTCTCCATTATGTTGTTTTATTTCATAACCCTGAGCTGTTAAATATTTGATATCATCTTTTAAAAAGTCATCAATCATCTCATTCAAAGGTTTATTAATACAGTATAATAACTCATCAACCTCAGCAAAAAGAACACATTCATATTTTTCTAACAAAACTGATTGATAACTTTCAACAGTATTTAAAAGCCATTGGTGGTCAAATGCTAAATCATTAACAACCTTAGTAACATTAACATCTAAATTTGAAGTAGAACCATCATCACTCTGATGATCTAAAACATAAATATCTGATTTATCAAAATATTTATTAAAATGTTTAATCCACTTTGGAAGAAAGTAATCTTCATTTTTAACTATTGTATAAACAGCACATTTCTTTTTCATTTATTTAATTCTTTTTTTACTTTTGTTAGAGCCGATCCAATTATCTGATGCATGTCGTAATATTTATATTCAGATAATCTTCCGCCAAATATTATATTTGGATATTGATTAGAAAGTTCTTTATATTGACTGAATACTTTATTATTTTTTTCATCATTAATAGGATAATACGGAATATCACCTCTTTTATATTTCATTGAATACTCTTTTGATATCCAAGTTACTTTAGAATCATTTTTTTCAAAGTGTTTGTGTTCTGTTATTCTTGTATAAGGAACATTCTCATCACCATAATTAACTTGAGCACAACCTTGATAATCATCAACATCTAATCTCTCATTAACAAATGATAAAGTTCTATATTCTAACTCACCAAATTGATAGTTAAAAAACTCATCTATTTTACCAGTGAAGACAATTTTATCAGCAATAGAATTATAATACTCTTTATCTAAAAAGTAATTAACTCCTGTCCTAACTTCAATACCTTCTAACATTTTTTCAAACATTTTTGTATAACCACCAATTGGAATACCCTGATACTTATCAAAGTAATAGTTATCATCAAAACTTGTTCTTATAGGAAGTCTTTTAATAATAAATGTAGGAAGTTGTTTTGGTGATTTACCCCATTGTTTAGTTGTATAACCTTTAACAAATGTTTTGTAAATATCTTCACCAACTTGAGAGAGAATCCACTCTTCTAAGTTTTCAGGATTATCATTTAGTATTGAAACTGACTTTAACTTAGCCTTTGCTTGTTCAGGTGTTTTAACGCCCCAGAGTTGATTTAAGGTCATTAAATTGATTGGGAAGGAATACATCTTATCATCATAAGAAACTCTAACACAGTGTCTGTAATTGTTAAATTCAGTGAATTGATTAACCCATTCCCAAATACTTTTATCATTAGTGTGAAATATATGAGGACCATAAGTGTGTATGTTTATACCGTCTTTATTTTCAGTATAACAATTACCAGCGATATGCTCTTTACTTTCTATGATAAGACATTTTTTACCAGCCTTTGTCATTTCATAGGCGAATGTTGATCCAAATAAACCAGCACCAACTATTAAATAATCATATTTATTATTCATTTCTTTTATACTTTTCTATGTAATCACTACAAATACCTAAACATTGAAAAACATCATCATTGTGTATTTCTGGCATAACAGCAATACTATTTCTAATAGGTTGTTTTCCAGGATAAACCCAAAGATAATTATGACTTGTTAGTGTTAGTGTATCTTCTTCGTGCCAGAAATAATTAACATCATAGCCACATTCTTTGAAGTAAACAACGGCTTCTACATTTTTACAATGTACCCACAATTTACCAATTCTATCTCTGAACCATCTGAAGTCAATACCATAGTCTGGTTTATCATGACCCAACCACAACATTTTATCTTTATACCAAACATCTACTTCAACATCATATCCTTCTGATATGGCTTTATCTATGTATGTTGGTTCATTTTCATAAGATTCAAACTTACCATTAATGTTTCCTCTGTGTGAAATAAGTATCATTTAGTTTCTATGATTTTCTAAATAAAAATTCAAATCTTCCGGTGTTCCTAATCCCCACATTTTACCAGATTCAAAAATTCTAATCTTCTTACAATCTTCTATAGCTTGATTATAAACAGGACAAACATAAAACTCATTATTAACTCTAATATCCTTTTCTATCATTTGCTCAGCATACTTAACAAAATCAGATCCATGTTTCCAGTAATAAAAACCAACTGTGGCATTATCAGATATTGGATTCTTTTCAGCCACTTCAGTAACAAAACCATTATCATCAATTTTAGCAAAAGACCATTTAGGATGAGTTGCTTTGAATGTTACAATACCACCATCACAGTTAGATTCTTGCATTTTATACATAAACTCATTTGAATCCCAATCTACAAATTGGTCAGAGTTTGCGAAAAATAAAGGACTATCACTATTGATATATTCTTTTGCTAATAGAGCTGTACAAGCAGCACCTTCAGTTAAAACATCTACCTCAACTATTTTACAACCAGGTGTTACTAAATTTAACATAGTATCAAGGTTATATTTTTCTCGGTGAGACTTCTGAACAACATAAATATAATTAGCATCTATATTTAGATTTTCAACAACTACTTGAATCATTGGTTTATTATTAACTTCAATTAAAGGTTTTGGAAAAGTATAACCGGCTTGCTGAAATCTACTACCAGCACCAGCCATTGGTATTAGTATATTTAATTTTTCATTTTTCCACTTTGGAGTTGCTGTAGTATTTCCCATTTTTATTTCATTTATTTTTTTTATTATATTAGAATAACTGACTTCGGTTGGAGATTTTACTCTTAAAACATGAGATTTACTTCTTGATGCGGCTAAAAGTCCATAAGGTGAATCTTCTACTATTAATGTTTGCTCTGGTAAAAAACTCATCACTGATATTGCTTTCCAGTACATTTCAGGATGAGGTTTAGAATTTTTAACATCTTCATTTGATATAATCAAATCAACATACTCTATAATTCCTAATTTAGAAAGAACTGTTAAAACGGTTTTACGAATACTGTTAGAACAAACAGCTATTTTATAACCGTCATTAGTTAGTGAACTCATACATTCAATTAATTGTTCAGATTGAGATAAACTTCTCAATTTCTCTATAGTTAGTTTTTGTTTATTCACCCAAACTTTATCATATAGTTCAACTGGTAGTCCTTTATCCTTTGTTAACATTTCAAGTTTCTGACTGGTTTTAAGACCATCATATCTACTTAAATGTTCATCCCAAGTAATCATATACTTTTCACCTAAAGCCTCATTAAGAGCCTCGTAATGTATTTCTTTGGCTTCTACAAGAACACCATCTAAATCAAATATTACAAACTTTATATTCATTTTAATTATTATATTTTATATTTGTCACCTTTAACACTTTTTGTTTTGACAACAACAGTTACTGTATCTTCTATACACTCAAAATCGGTATCTTCGTTTTCAAGAATTTCTATAATATCACCTTTGATATACTCTATATTATTCATCTTAACTTTACCTGATACTATAACAGTATATTCTTTTGATAATTTATGAAAATGTCTTTCTTCTTTATCACCAGATTTATATTCTTTTATACCTACTTCAAAGTCGCCATTAAATAGTGTTGGTTCAAAATTACCAACAAACCAACCTTTTGTAAAATCTTCTAATTTATAAGAGTTCATATTATATTATATAATTTTTATTGAAATAGTTATAGTTCAAGTCTGATAATTTCAGATATATTGTTAGGTCTATTTTGAATTTGAAATCTATCTAGCATAGATTGTAAAAGACCGTGCGGTGGATTTAAGTGACTATTTGAGTCTATCTGATTATAAAATTCAAGCATCATATTATTAATAATATTAAAAAAGTCATCTCTTTTTGAAATTAGTATTGTATCATTTGGATCACCATTACCAGTTGATGTATAAATTAAATTATCAACATTCAGATACTGACTTAATCTACCATAATACTTTAAATCTAATCTAGTTTTAACAATTAAATCATATTTTTCATCCACTTCATATTTTTCAACATAACTTAGAATTTTTTTAATTCTATTAAACTGATGATAACAACTATTAATATTTCTCATATTTATAGAGAAGTCATTATCATTTATAACATCATCATCGCTTATAATTAGTTCTTTATAATTTATATTGAACATATCTTTTATTTCATCATTAGATATTATTAAGTCATTGATTTCATTATAACCAAACTTATTTGAAATAAAAGGATGATAGTTATATTTTTTATTTGTTGTAGATATAAAATAATCAACATCAACATCAACAAAATCCAGTAGATTACTTTCAGACCATGTTCTTATATTACCGGTTAATAAAACAGCTATTTTCATATTATTTATTTAATGGGTAATATTTTATTTTATTATCATAGGGCAATTGATAGTAAATAGACCCATTATCTTTTAATTCTTGTATTTTTTTATCAATATCAATATTATTACCAAACTCATCTACTTCTGGATAATTAAATTGAAAATTAATCTGATATGTTTTAACATTTATATTATTAACAAAAAGATTATAACCAATTATTGATTCTGGATGAAATATAACATCATTTTTATATTTATCTAAATTATCAAATACTGATGAATATTTATCCATTACTTCTGAATTACCTATTGCGAAAATGTCAGTTTCGGCATACTCATAGACACACTTAAAATCCCAACCCCAAGGAACTAAAATCTCATTATTATTTAGTTCGAGTTCTTCTTTTTTGAATTTTCTTATAAAGAAAGAATCAAATCTACATCTAATAACTAAATCATACTTAAATTTGTTTTCATCTTCATATTTACATTTTAATTTATTACACTCTGTAATTTTATAAAATTGATTTAAAAGACTAATATCATTTGTAAATGAATGTCTATTTTTATAACCTAAATCACTATTTATAATAGTACTGTTAAATTCAAAGTATTTTGGTTTATATAAACTTTCTACATCAGACTCATACTTATCTGTATAAATGAATATATCAGGTGATAAATCATTAATTATAAAATTTCTAAAATATGGAAATGTTTCTTTATAATTTCTCAATTGACCTGATAGACAAATAGCTACTTTCATAATGATTCAAAGTATGATTTTTCTTCATTGAAACCTCTATATTTCTTTAAATGTTTCATGGTTGAAAATTTATTAAATTTATTATTTAAGTTTCTAACTCTTAAACTCCAATCAATATCTTCACTTTGACCCCAACTCAAATCTTCGTTCAAAGGATGTTTTATCATAACATCTCTTTTAGCAACAAAGTAACAACCTGGAAAATAACAGTTTTTAATATAACTTTGGTCATTATAATCAAATGGTCTATATCTTTCAACAGTTGGGTGATCCCAAGAAACATAATCAGAATATCTTCTATCATATAAATCAACAACCTTTGATACAGAAACATCAAAATCATTACCCATTTCTAAATAACCATCATACCAGTCAGATAATGGATAATAATAGTCGTGTAAAAAAACTATATTTTCTTTACTTGAATTTTCAGTTATTATATTTTTTTTTCTAGTTATCCAAGCAGGTTTTATAGTTTCATCAAATTCTAGGTGAATAACATCACTACTATTATAGTTATTATTACCTCCAACAATTATTATTTCATAACTAGGTATATTAAGATTTTTAATTGACTCTATTATTTTATTAATATAAACATCACTATTATTTGATGTTATAATACCAAATGTAAATTCCATAAATTTATTTTTTATTTGCTACCCAAAATCTTCTTTTATATCCATCAAAAATATCTGAGTTTTCTTCTAACCAAGAATAAATGTGAGGATTATACCGTTGGATCTTCAGCGTCCCACTCTTTACCCATAAATCCTTTTGATGCTCTTTGAAAAGCGGTGGTTTATCAGCAGGTGGAGAAGCACCAACTCCATCTAATTCAACATAATCAAATCTCTGATATTTAAAATTAGAATCTATAAATATATTCTCCACATATTTTGCGGAAGGAGTTCCACCAACTTCACTTAACGATTGGTCTATTCCAGATTCTTCCCTGAAATATATTTTAGAATCATTAGAATCTAAGATAACAGATTCAAAAAATAATAAGTCACAATTATTTAAGCAGTTTTTCAAATGTTCTTCGTGGTGATTTTCCAAATGATAAAATAGTCCAAAATTTATTATAATATCAAATTTTCCTAAACTCCATTGGTCTGTATCTAAGTTTAAATTTAGACTCTTTATATGTGGATATTTTTCACATATAACTTTATAATTACCATAGAGACCTTCAACACAAGTAACATCAGCTCCAAGTTTTGAAAAGTAATTGCCAATATCACCATGAAAAGCGCCTAGTTCTAATATTTTTTTACCTTTAAAAAAAGATTCATCATATAAAGATAATATAAACTTTATACGATTTTCTTGCCACTCTTTATTGTAATTAGAATTTTCAATCATTTATTTTATTTTATTTTTTATAGATAATAATCAAAGTGATAATACCAATCGTCATTATATATCAATTCAAACATATCTTTATTCCTAAGATAACAAACTGTATGAAGTGATTGCTCACTATCAATTAGATTATTAGAGAGTGCTTCCTCTAACACATCATTCATTTTTATGTTGAATTCTTTTATTTTATTCTTTTCACCAACTATAACACCAGCACCAAATCTATTTTTATGAGATTTGTAAAAAGACTTTATATCTAAATCTGATTCTTCTGGTTGATTTCTACATAGAATTCTTATACCACTAACATCATTAATTTTTAATGGATTAGGATATAGTTTGAATTTATCTTCAGGTCTAAAATGGTTATGTCTTATACCAGCATCCAACCACATATAATAATCAGTATTATAAAAATTCTTATCAATGGCATCTTCAACTAAAAACATTTTAGAAAGTATTAAAACTACATAATTGCTATTATTATATTCAGGTGGATTTGGATCAACTAATCCATTTCTATAATCACTTGAAGACATTATATCATCTATCCTTTCTTTCAAATAAAATTTAGGCAATTGATTAAATTCTTTATGAATTATTTTTGTATAATTCATATCAGGGTCTATTTTTTTCCTTTCATTTATTACAAAATCGTATGTGGATGAATCCGCATAAATTACAAACTTACATTTAAGAGATAATGTATTCTTAAAGTAATCTAAATATTCTTTCCAATTTCTTTTATAATCGGGCCAATCTTCTCGACCTATATTATATAAGGCAGTTACAACTGTACAGTTCAAAATCTCTTCCATCATATCTCATATAATTTTATAAATTTATCCATAACAGGCTCAGGTAAATAATCTCTGTAACAATTCCAATCAGTAAATTTACTTTTATCAAATGTTAAAAGTAAACTCATTAAGTCTTCATAGTTATTATACAATAAAGCTTTCTCACCTAAAATATCTATGTGATTTCTTTCAAATGATCCATTCCAGGTTATAACCGGTTTATTCTTAATAGAAAATTCACCACAAGTTAATCCAAACGATTCTCCTATTTCTCTGGCATGTAAATGAGCATCACAAGTATTAATAAACTTAACTTTAAAATTCATATCAGGAGTGGGATCAAGAAATAAAACTCTTGAGTGATTTATAAATCTTTCTGTATTTTGAAATAAAAAGTAGTAGTCACTTCTAATATTTAGAATATCTCTAATAACATCTTTTACAAATTGTAAATCAAATGTTTCATAACCACCATTTCGACCAAAAACTATAGCATCTTTTGGTATATTTAATTCATTTCTAAGATCACCATCTACTTCTGGAAGATTTATCATATGTGGTACAAAATCAATTCCAACAACTTTGCTTAAAAAAGGAGAGCAAACAAAGTACTTATCACCATGTGTATCACTTTTTGATATGTTAGATGATACAGCCATAACTAAGTTCTTACATACGTTTGATATAATACCATCGTATTTACCACCTTTAATGGTAAAAAAGTAATCACATTTTTCTTCTATCAAAATTTTATCTATCTCTGATCTATCAGAGTAACCATATATTTTAAATTCTTTTGAAAATTTATTAAAAACATTAATATCATTTTGAGGATAATTATTATCATATAAAATAATACATTCTGTATTATAGAAATATTTTAAATAATAAGCATAATCATAAATTGCGACAGTAGTTCCTCTAACAGAGATTGAATTGTCGTGAATTGCTATTTTCATATATTTGCTACTAGTATATCATTTTCTATCTCACCATCAATAAATGAAATTTTATAATTTGGATTTATTTCTTTTATTTTTTCGATTAATTCCGATACAATAAGATCATGTCCCCATCCATTATTTTTGGTAAATGCTCTGATGTCATCTACAAGTATCGTATGATCATTTCTTTTTAACAATTTAATACTTTCTAATTCTTCATATAGTGGACACTTTCTAATCTCTGGAGTTTCACCATGAATATAGTTACCTGGATCTATATGCGCATCTAGCCAAAAAGTAATGGTTTCTTTTTCATCTAAATTAGATAGTGTTTTATCTATTATAGATGGTGAATCACCTAGATAAAATTCTATATTTTTGTAGTTATTTGATAATAATTTTGCTTCATCATATAAATATTTTTGTAGTTCGACGGTTATTACTTTTTTAAAGCCTATATCAGATGCCATTCTGGCAGTTGCTCCTTTATAAGTACCGGTTTCGAAAAAAATATCAGATTTGTATTCAATTAGTTGTAATTTTGGATTTTTAAAAGACATTATTTTTATTTATTTTTAATTTGAGTAATTCTTGTGAATACTCAATAATTTTAATTTAAGTATAGTATTAATTTATTTTTTATCATATCTAAACTAGGAGTTATTTTAAATAGTGGTTCTGATATTATTTTATTATATAGATAAGTATCGTTATCGATTAATTTAATATATTCGATTAATTCGTATTCATTTTCAAAATCTATTAGATTAATACAACATTTCTTATTAAAATCTTCAGAATATGATTTATCAGAATAATAAATTGGAATACAACCGGCTATTTTAGCATGTAGTAATTTCTCAGTAAAGTATCCAGGATATATCGAATTTTCAAAACAGATATTAAATTTATAATTAGAGATTACATCCATTTTATATTTTTCACCATCTGGTAGTTTATTATTATGAATTTTACCATAACAATCAACTTGCTTGTAGTTGTTTAATAAATTAACCATATTGAATCTATTATCATATGGTGAGCTAAATACAGTAGAACAAAATTGATTTTTATCCTTTTTTGTGAATTCATTATCACCTGATAAATATTCAACAGGTATTAGCCATTCGGGATTATTATAAGACTTAACATTAAACCAATCTATATAAAGATACCAAAGAGGAAGCCTTATGTTTTTATTGTTGTAATCATCAAAGTCAAATGATAATGATAAGTCACAATCATTAAAATTAGGTCTTAAATTTTCACCAGTAAAGAATATTTTTTTAGTATTAAAATTTTTATGAGAATCTCCAAAGCAAGAATAAAATATAATATCAGCATTCTCTGGCGATGTTATATTAACACTTTCTTTAATTAATCTAAGAAGATGTATAAAGAAATTATTTTCAGGTTGAAAACCATGCCAAAAGTCTAAAAAGGAAACATTCATTAATTATAAATGTTATTTTGTATTGTAGTTTCATACATAATATTTTGAGAGGCAAGTGAAGGCTCAAACCAGTAATTATTTAAGTTAAGCTTTTCAATAAGATTATTATAATACCAATCAGCTCCATCATTAACAAATTTAATAGATTCTATTATTTTATTAACACAAGACTTGCTTATCATATAAGCATGTGTACATCTTGAACTGTTCTCTTTATAAACATTAACACCTGGTATTGTTCTAGAGTGTAAATTACAACAAGAACCAATCCAACAGATATCCCAATCAGATGGTAGTTGATTTTTATAATCATTAAACTTTGATATAAAATCATTTTCTAATATAACATCATCCTCTAATATTAGAACTGAATCATATCCATTATTAAATGAATCTTTTATAATCCAACAATGTTTTAACACTAGCGATATCTCAGAGTACTTTAAGTTTCTACCTTTTGGATTTAAGTCAAATACAAAAGGATAGTCCAATTTAATATCTTCTATATTCCAATTATCTTTATCATAATTTTCAACCCAAGTATAATTATCAATATTATTTTGAGATAAATGATTAACTAACCACTCTTTTCTATTTGTCAATTTAGACCAATGAGTTATATAAACTTTATCAACATTTAATACCATTCTGTATATTTTATATTTTTTTCATTGATTATATTGACATAATAACTTCTATCTCTATTATCTATATTATGCCATTCTACATAAATAGAATCAATATAATCAATTGTGCCATCTGATATTAATTTATCCATAACTTCATATTCGGCACCTTCAATATCTAATTTTACAACAATATAATCTTCTTTATTAAAATTGTCTTTTATAAAAGAACTAAAGTCAAAACATTTGATCTTGAAAGAATTGATAATTTTTTTATCATCTTCTATCCAATGACCCCAATTATATTTATCACCCATTATATTTGTAGAACCACCTACTTTAGGATTCATAAATTTTTCACCAACTAATTTACCATTACCATCTTCATTTGTAATGAAATTTAAAATTTCTTGGTTTAGAAATCTATCACAAGACTCAAACCAAACACCTTCATTAACAAAATGAACATTAGGGTATTTACTTTTGTCTATATAATTAAAAACATCTGGGTTAGCATCAAATGAGTAAACAATCCAAGTGTCATCTACTTTATTTTCATTTGATATTTGATTTAAACCTTGACAAAGATTTGTTCCACAATCTAAAAAAACTTTTTTCATTTAAATTTATTATTTTTTTAATGGTATTTGAAAATACTTTTCATTCCACATTTGACCACCGGCCCAATGTCTTATTATAACATTTTCATAGTCATTTTTATTTATATAATATTGTTCAATCATCGAATTTATCGGATCTATATCACTAAAAACATAAGTAACATTATAATCGGAACTTCTTATTTCAATATTTGCGAGTAATTCTTCTGGTGTATAAACGGTCTCTGGTCTTATTTCTAAACCATAACCACAATTAGGTAATTCAAAAAATGGTATATCACTATGTTGCTGTATACCTGTTATATAATAGAAGGATGATTGTTCGGCCCACAATTTCCAAAAATGAGTATCACTATTTTTTAAATAGTTCTCTTCGTTTAATAGTTCATTTACAAATCTAATACTCCAGTCGCATATTTTTATAGAATAATAACCCATACAGTGAGTATTACAAGAATCTATAGCATAGGTAAATGGTTTTTCAGATGTTAGAGTATATCTAGAATCAACTAAACACATATCAGCATCTATTACCGTAATATGATCACCTTCTTTAAGAAAGTTAGAGTCTATAAGTTTTTTAACATTATAAAGTTTTAACCAAGTACCACTATTTCTAAATGATTGTTTTTCTTTTATTTCAATATATTCATAACCTTGCTCTATCGCAAATTCTTTATTTCTAATAGAAATAAAATTCTCAAAGAATGTTTTTTTATACCCCTCAAAACTTGCTACACATAATAAGTATTTCATCATTTATGAATTATTTTTTTAACTAATATCCAACACTGAGCGTTTTTATCTCTTTCATTTGTTATAATACCATTTGTCATTAGTTCTCTATAATCGGGCCAGTTTCCTGTTTCAAAAATATATTTAATATAATCCACATTTCCCCAGAAACCTAGTTCAACGATTTCAAATCCAACAGATTCCATTAGCATACAAAGACCCATAGGTGTCAAACCATTAAAATGAAAAGGAGTCATATGTGGTATATTAATAGTTGGAACGCTAGTAAATAAATATCCACCATCTTTCATGTGATTATATAAATTAGACATTGATAAAAAAGGATTATAAAGATGTTCCAATGTTTGATTAAACATTACTAAATCAAAATCTTTTTCATTTAAGTTAAGTGTGTGTAAGTCGTTATGACCAGAATAATAGGTAGCATAATGTATATTATTATATGTTATGTATTCAAGTTCTGGATCAGTATCACAAGTTGATAAAACTTTATCAAAGTGTCCAAGATTATGTTTTTTTAACCAATCTTGAAAATCTAATATACACCAAATTCTAGGGAAGTCTTTTCCTTCCCATTTCCAATTTTTATTATTAAGTTCAAATGGTAATACCTCAAACTTTCTATAATAGGAATCATCCTTATTAACATGTTTATGATAGATATCTACTATCTCTTCTTCTTTAAAAAACTTATTCATATTCTTTTAGTTATTTTTTGACAAATAGATTCCATTGTGAAATTATCTACCCAGTAATTATACAAATTATCTTGTATTTGTTTGATTCTATCTGGTGTATAACTTGATAGAATAGTGTCTATATTTTGAATATCATTAAAATTAATTAAAACACAAAACTCATTCCAATCTATTTCATCTTCAAATGGACACCACTTATGGTCATAAATGAATACCGGTATTGAACCCAATTGAATTGCTTCATATAATCTAAAAGAACTTCTACCATAACCTCTTGGTGCTAAACAAAAAATACTTCTAGATGTTATGTTAATAAAATTATTAAAGTCATTTTCTGAAACAGATGATGTCCAGTTTCTAGCTGATATTACATACTTTGGATTATTAACTAAAGAATGATACATCATATTTCTAATTGGATGTGTTATCGAACCAACAAATGAACAAAATATATCTTTTTCTAACTTAGGCTTTATTTCATCTTTTATTGGCGAACAAACTAATGGAATAGGAATACCACCACCATTACCACCAGCATTAAATGAAATTGTATCCTTTGGTAATCTTTCTCTAATAGCATCATCGTGTTGAGCTACTGTAAAGTATTTAAGATTAGGATCTAATGTATTAATTAATTCTTGTAATCCATTAAAACAGTTGTCCACATAACAAGTTGTCCAAAAAACTGGAATATAATATCTATCAGTTTTTATATTATTTTTTGTAAAATAATCAAAGAAGTAGTCTTCTAGATATAAACCATCATGGTACGGTGGATATGTTGGGTATTTAGGATTAGGTCTAAAATTAGAGAATATATCTATTAAATGATTTTGGTAGTTATTTTTATTATCTACTTTTTTTCTAACTATATCCATTAGTTTAATTTTATTTTCAATACCCTCTACCCAATTTGAGTGATGAACTAATATAGGATAAGGAATATTAAACTCTTGACCTTTCCAAGCAGTGTATATTAAATGACCTATTGTGAAAAATTTATTAGAAAGAAACTTTGACTTAACCATATGAATATGCCTATTAAGTGTAGTTTGGTCTTCTCCTTCATAATTTTTTTTCATTTCGGAAAACATATTAAGCGTTGATTCATTACCTCTACAAATAAAAAATCCAGAACAATAATACTGAGCAGTATCATTTTGACAAGCAATATCATAGTCACCTAACTCTTCTATCATAGTTTCTTTGATGTTTCCAAAGAATTGAATATCAACATCTGAAAAAGCAAATAATTCGCCTTGATTTTCCTCACAAGCCTTTTCATAAAGCTCTACTTTTCTATAACATGTTTTATCCCAGCCTTCCTTATAAAACTCACCGGTTGGACATTCTTGTGGAATCTCCAATGGAATAATTTCAAACTCATTAGGAATTGTTTTTAAAAAATAATCTTCATATAACTTTCTATGTGAAGGTGTAAATATTACATATAATTTCATTTAAAAATTATTGATTTTTTAGATTGTATTAAATAATAAAGTAATATTGAAAATGAACTACCTTCCCATCCTATAAAGTTATTAACATTTAAATTTTTAGCTATTAAGAAATCAAGATGTGCGAAAATTTCACTACCATCTATACTACTATCTATATCCAACACATCTGATTTTTCAAATGTATAAACATCATAATCTTTTTTTAATTCATTTACAAAAGGATGGTCTGTTTCTTCCAAAGACAATACAAGAGGTATTGATTTATCACAATTTAAATATATTTCTCTTCTATAATTTTCAATAAGATTAAGATAAGATGATAAACCACTGTTATGTACCATATGATTTTTCATGTTAGTGTCTATTCTTAAATGAACTATATTAACCAACTTATCAGATAATCCTTTAGTAAATATAATACTATTGGATATATTTTCATATTTATCATTAAATACTAGACTTCTAACTATTTTTATAAAATCTAATCTATTATGTAGATATGACATATATACATATGGATAAGTTTTAATAGTGTAACTATTATTATAATCTAGGTCAATTATATCGTATAATTTATATCCATACTCACTTCTCATTTTTTTAAAATTAAATATTTCAGAAGATAACATAGAATCTCCTCTTTCAGTATCTTTAGCTAATAAATCTACATAAATATCATCAGTGTTATTATAAATAATTGTATTTATAAGCTTAAATATTTGATTACAAAGACCACAACCATTACCGGGCCAATTAGTATCTTCTATGTTAATTGGGAAATTAATTTTTGATCTATCCCAAGGTGTATTTTGATCGGAATAAATTTGGACTGAAACTACATTCATATTGTTTTTTTAATTTTTTTAATCATACCATCAAATCTTTGTTTGTTGGTCATTTTATGTACAGGTGATACAACTCTATCAACCCATCTTTCTCTTTGATGCCACATATGATATATTGTATTATTTAATAAGTTAGTTGTTTGAAATTCATCATCAAAAATTGGTTCTAAATAATGAAATTTAATACCGGCTTCTTTTAGAACCCACATAAAATCATAATACGGTTCAGTACAAGGTTTCCATATTAAACCAAGCGGTTTACCAGAAGTACCAAACTCCATATTATACTCATAATTAACACCTCCTTTTTTTTCATAAGGATACTCTTCTATCCATTCTTGTTTAAATTGAGGTATAGACGTTCTATTAAACCAAGTATCAATACACTTTCTATTCATTATCATAAAAAATGAATTAAAAGCCATATTGTTACCACCTCTATATTCAAAATATCCATCAGGTGGACCGGCAATATCTAGATTATTTTTAATCATATATTGAATTAAATTTTCTATCTCATCTCTTGAGGTGATAAAGCAATCTTCATCAATATGAACATACCAATCAGCCACATATTTATATGACCTATTTAACCACTCATACCAAATAGTAAACCAACCAGTTCTACCATCAATTTTAATATGATCACTTTCGGGAAATAATTTTTTAATACATTCAGATTGTGTTTCTTGAATATCAGAAAATGTTGATGTGGTGAAAAATACTATCTTCATGTTTAGTTTTTCTTTTTTTTCAGATAGGTTTATATTTATCTGTTCTTTTTCTATAAATTTTTTAATACTTGTACAAAATGAGTATATATCAGCGTAATTTTTTATATCACTAACTACTTTACCATCAGCTGTTGACCAAAATCCTTTTTTTGATACTATGTCTTTATATAAACTTTGACCAAACTCATTCCAAATATCACCATCATAATTAGTTTGATGTGTTTTGTGGTAAATTAATTTACTATTTATATGATAGATAGTAAATGAATTTTTATTTGAAATAATTGGAATCCAATAATCCCACCAAGGCATTCCAATAACATAGTTTTTATTTGAAAATAGATTTACATTTTTTTTATTAAATATAAATATATCATAACCAGCGGTAAATGGATATGGCTCTTTCTCACCATCTAATTCATATCTAGTTGCTATTATTAAACCTTTATCTAAATATTTGTTTTTTAATAAATCACTTATATCTATACTAGAATTTAATATAATATCAGAGTTTACTATACAAGCATATTCTTTATCAGAACTCTTAATAGCTTCAAGTAACGCATTTAACTTTATTAATTCTTTTCCTTTATAAGTATAAGTATCTTCTGTTTCTATAAAATTAACATATGGATATAAACTACCAATCTTATCAATATCATTTTTTGTATTAACAGAGTAAATAGAAAATTTTGAAGCCCAAGAAGACATAGCTTCATTCTGAGCTTCAAAATTTCCATTTGGATTTATAGTTGTAAAAATATTCATTACTTGTTTAATAATTCTTCTCTAAATTTAATTTCATCTTCTTTTAATCCACCCCAAGACCAAGATTGTCTAATCGGAACACCATATTGACTAATATGAACAAATTGATATTCTTCTGGATAGAAAAATTCTATAAAATTACCATACATATGGTATTCACAAGAACCCCAACCTTTGTGAGTGTCGATATGATTAGATTGGAAATCTAAATCCATAGTCCATAATTGTCTAGCATGTGAATTTAAATAGTTCCAAATACCACCCCAATTTTCATTAACCCAGTTTTGAAATAATTCTGTAGTTTTTCTAGAAAAAAACCAAGTTGGAGCAGGCATATGATCTCTTGTAGATTCTCTTTTAATAAAGAAATCAGTAGGAACTCTATGAATCTCACCTTCACCTGATTCTGACCATTCTCTGTAAAACCATTTAATTTTTCCATCAATATAATAATAAGACATATCTATGTTATTAGTAAACATAGTATCACTATCAATTTGAAGAATATAGTCAGCATCTGTGTACTTTGTCCAATTTAACTTCACACTTTGAGCCCAAGCATATCCAATACCAACTGGGCAAGGATGTGTTTCATTTGGTAAATCTTCATAAAAGATTTTAATCGGAAGATTAGAATCAATTTTTAATTCAGTTCCGCTATCTGTAACAATAACAATGTCTCTAAAGCCTGTTACAAATTTTTCAATACTTTTGATACAATACTCCAACCAAATAAAATCACCTGGGTATGTTTTGATAAAAATGTCTGTCATTTTATATTTCTATTCTTTTTTCTACTGGTAATAATTTTCTTTTATTCCAAGTTACTTCATCTTCCGACCACTTAGCATTATAAGCTTGGTCCGCCTGATCGGCATTTCTTTTACCAGCAGCATAATGTAAATGTTCAAATACTGTAGTATCATTTATTCTATCATCATATAATAAACCTAAATCTTTTAAGTTATTATATAACTCACAATCAGAAAACATATGATTATAAGCAGGATGATAAATGGTCATATTTAACTTTTTCAAGCAACCATAAGTCATAATTGGAATTGTAATAGCCGCATGTAACATATTAGATGAATCAGGTAATTGATAACCATCTCTAACCATTAAACCAACATCTCCTTTACTATTCAACTTATTAATTAAATAAGTGTCCCAACCTTGAGGTGCCATAAAATCATCAGAAGCAAAAATAACAATATCACCATCATTTGCTACACCCATTTTAATCCCTAAGTTAGAAGATAACTGATAAGAAGGATAACAAACACCAATCTTATTAGTATTAACTGTTATTAGATAATTTTTCTTTAAGTAATCTCTTAATTGGTCAGCGTGTTCTTTCCAATTAACAGCAACATAAGTTTGTATGTTTTCTGGATTATCGGCTCTTTTAATCCACTCAGTATGTGCGTGTTGAAACTGAGCAGGTCTTAGTGTACACCATAAAATATGTATCATATACTATTTATATTTTTAATATCATGCTCCATCATGATTTTAACTAACTCTTCAAATTTAACTTTAGGTTCCCATCCTAAAACAGTTTTAGCTTTTGTATAATCACCAATAAGTAAATCAACCTCAGACGGTCTCAAATACTTTTTATCTAATTCTACTATAACTAATCCATCTACTAAGCCTTTCTCATTTTCTCCTTCACCTTCCCAAGTTAAATTCCAACCACATTCTTTACAAGCCAATTCAACAAACTCTTTAATTGTATGTGTTTCATTAGTTGAAAGAACATAATCATCTGGAGTATCTTGTTGTATCATTAACCACATACCATAAACAAAGTCTTTAGCATAACCCCAATCTCTTTTAGAGTAAAGATTACCTAATCTTAATTTAGGAAATTCTTGACCGTTATCTAAACATCTTTTAATCTCTCCTAATGCTAAAGTGATTTTACGAGTAACAAATGTTTCACCTCTTCTTTCACCTTCGTGATTAAAAAGAATACCGTTACTAATATGTAAACCATAAGCTTCTCTGTAGTTTTTACATATCCAGAATGAATATAATTTAGCAACACCATAAGGACTTCTTGGATGAAAAGGTGTTACTTCTGTTTGAGGCACTTCTTTAACCAAACCATACATTTCTGATGTACAAGCATTATAGAATCTAGCATTAGGACAATGCTTTCTATAAGCCTCAATAAATCTAAGTGTACCCATAGCATCAACTTGACCAGTATATTCTGGTAATTCAAATGATACTTTTACATGTGACTGTGCCGCTAGATGATAAATCTCATCTGGTTTAATTTCACTCATAAGTCTATCAAGACAAAGTGAATCAGTCATATCACCATAGTGTAATTTAATTTTGTTATAGATATGATTAATTCTACCAGTATTGATAGTAGATGATCTTCTAACAATACCGTGTACTTCATATCCTTTCTCAAGTAATAACTCGGCTAAATAAGAACCATCTTGTCCCGTTATACCCGTTATAAAAGCTTTCTTATTTGACATAATCTTTATATGTTTTTTCTATCCCCTCTCTCAAAGTGGTTTTGTATTCCCAACCTAAATCTTTTAACTTAGAAACATCTAATAATTTTCTTGGTGTACCATCTGGCATATCTGTATTAAAATAAATATCACCTCTAAAACCAACAACTTCTTTTATTGTTAGAGCTAAATCTTTTATTGTTATATCTACTCCAGTGCCAATGTTTACTACTTCACTGCTATTATAATTTTTCATAAGATAAACACAAGCATCTGCTAAATCATCTACATAAAGAAATTCTCTCATTGGTTTTCCTGTTCCCCAGATTTCAACTTTCTCTTTACCTTCTAATTTAGCTTCGTGAAATTTACGAATCATAGCTGGTAAAACATGTGAGTTATTCAAGTCATAGTTATCATTTGGACCATAAAGATTTGTAGGCATAACAGAAATATAGTTTGTACCATATTGTTGGTTAAAGCTTTGACACATTTTAACACCAGCAATCTTAGCAATAGCATAAGCATCATTTGTTGGTTCTAACGGACCAGTTAGAAGATACTCTTCTTTAATTGGTTGAGGTGACATCTTAGGATAAATACAAGATGAGCCTAAGAATATTAATTTCTTAACCTTAAAATCTTTTGAGCTTTTAATAATATTTGATTGAATCATAAGATTCTCATAAATAAAATCACCTTTCATTTCGTTGTTTGCTTTTATACCACCTACTTTGGCAGCGCAAACAAAAACATATTCTGGGCAATTTATATTAAAGAATGATTGTACATCTACTTGATTAAGCAAATTCAATCTATCTCTATCGAGGGTAATAATATTTGTATAACCAAGTTCTTTTAGTTTTCTAACTATTGCTGATCCAACCATTCCATTATGACCAGCAACAAAAATTCTAGCATTAAGTTCCATTTGGTTTATATTGATTAATATAGTAATTGTTTAAAATAAAAAAGAGAGTTTTTCAACTCTCTTTTTCAAATACTTACTCAGTGTCAGTATCTTTTTTTCTTCTAGTAACTTTCTTCTTTGGTGGAGAAGTAATTACTACAACCATCTTGTCGTCTTCTTTATTGTAATCTAACAATAACTTAGACATCTTTTCAGGGTTTTGTTGTATGATTTCTTCTGTTAGAACATCTTCAACATACTTCTGAATAGCTCTTTTCAAAGGTCTAGCACCATATTCTGGGTCAAATCCTTGAGAAGCGATATAATCAGTAGCACCTTCAGTAATTTCTAATTCAAAATCCATCTTTTGAACACGACTAACTAACTTCTCTAATTCAATACTAATAATTTTATTAATATCTTCTTTTACAAGTGAGTTAAACATTACAACATCATCAATACGGTTTAAGAACTCAGGAGCGAATTTCTTCTTCAACTCTTTATCAATAACTGAATTTGACTCTTGTTGACCTTTAGACTCTCTAGTTTTGGTATTGAAACCAACTCCAGTTCCAAATTCTTTCAACTGACGTGAACCAGTGTTAGAAGTCATAATGATAATGGTATTCTTAAAGTTAACTTTTCTACCAAGAGAATCTGTTAACTGACCATCGTCAAGAACTTGAAGTAACAAGTTGAACACTTCTGGGTGAGCTTTCTCAATCTCATCAAGAAGAACTACTGAGTAAGGCTTACGTCTAACTTTCTCAGTTAATTGTCCACCTTCATCGTGACCAACGTATCCTGGAGGCGCACCAATCAAACGAGATACAGCAAACTTCTCCATGTATTCTGACATATCAATTCTAATTAAAGAATCTTCTGAGTCAAATAGATACTTAGCCAGAACTTTAGCCAATTGTGTTTTACCAACACCTGTAGGCCCTAAGAACATAAATGAACCAATTGGTTTGTTTGGGTCTTTCAAACCAACACGACCTCTTTGAATTGCTTTAACAATTTTCTTAACAGCTTCATCTTGACCAACAACTTTACCAATAATAGAATCTGGCATTTTTGCTAGTTTATTAGTTTCATTTTCAGATACTTTTTGAAGAGGAATACCAGTCATCATCGAAACAACTTCTGCTACGTTGTCTTCGGTTACTGTTTGTTTGTTGTTAGAACATTCATCTTCCCATTTCTTTCTTTCTAACTCTAAAGATTCATTAAGTTGACGTTCAATGTCTCTTAACTTAGCGGCTTCTTCGTATTTTTGAGAACGAATAACTTGATTCTTTTTCTCTTTAATTTCTCCAATCTTATTCTCAATGTCAGTAATGACTTTAGGAACGACAATGTTTGAAATGTGAACACGAGACCCAGCCTCATCTAAAGCATCAATAGCTTTGTCTGGTAAGAAACGATCAGTAACATAACGATCAGTTAAATCAACACAAGCTTTGATTGCTTCTTCAGTGTAAACTACATTGTGATGTGATTCATACTTATCCTTAATGTTAGCAATGATTTGAATTGTTTCTTCAGCAGAAGCTGGCTCAACAATTACTTTTTGGAAACGTCTTTCCAAAGCACCATCTTTCTCAATATGCTTACGATATTCGTCCAATGTAGTAGCTCCGATGATTTGGATTTCACCACGAGCTAAAGCTGGTTTGAACATATTAGAAGCATCTAATGAACCAGAAGCACCACCAGCACCGATAATAGTGTGGATTTCATCAATGAAAAGGATTACATCTGGTTCTTTCTCCATTTCAGCCATTAGCGCTTTGATACGTTCTTCAAACTGACCACGATACTTTGTACCAGCCACCATAGAAGCTAAGTCAAGCATTACGATTCTTTTGTTAAAAAGAATACGGCTTACTTTTCTTTGAATAATTCTTAGTGCTAATCCTTCAGCAATTGAAGATTTACCAACACCTGGTTCACCAATTAAGATTGGATTGTTTTTCTTTCTACGAGAAAGAATTTGAGAAACTCTCTCAATCTCTTTTTCACGACCGATGATAGCATCAAGTTTTCCTTCTTCAGCCATTTTAGTTAGGTCACGGCTATAAGTGTCTAGTACAGGAGTTTTAGACTTAGAGTCTGGTTTTCTTGAACTAGAATTAAAGGAAGGACTATCATCATCATCATCGTCAATAGCGGCTTTAATGTCAGGTGACACATAATCTCTGCCTTCGATGTTGTTCTTAGTATTCTTCATATTTTCTAATTTACTTGTTTATTTTATATTATTATTTTGTTCGTTGTTTAGTACAACATCAATAATTTCTTCTCTTCGTTCTGAAATGTCTTTATGATTTAATAAATCACATCTTAAAGAAGTATTCATTGTATTCTTATCTGTATCAATTGTTTTAATTATTGTTCCTTTTGCCTCGAACTCTTTACCAACTATATTAAATTTCTCTTTATTTTCATACTTATTAAAAAAGATATCTGAGTATTTTGGATATTTTTTAATATCGAATGATAATTGTAAAGAAGCATGTGATCCAATACTTAGTTGAATCATCATTTCTTTTATAAAGAATGTTTCGTTATTAATCTTAATCCAAGATTCTTTCATTATGCCAATCTAAAGTTTTTTAAGAAGTCTCTCAAAAAAGCGTTCTTTTCACCACCTATAAGTTTAATCCATTCTTGATAAACCTTTTGATCTTCTTTTGATTTTGACTCTTTAATTCTTCTAGCAATTTGATAAGCACTACCATCACCTAAAATTAAATCACCATAATTATCAATAACCCAATCTTCAAAGTCAGGGTATTTCTTTTTATTAAAAACTCTTTCATCAACAATAAAAACAACAGCTGTAAGTTGGTCACCTAAGTCTGGTTCACTAAATTGAGCAAAACTAACTCCATTATCCAATAAAGTAAGCAAGTGATTGTTAAGACTACCCAATGGTAATCCATCTTCTAAAGAAGTTTTATGATTTGTTGTACCACCATTTAAGATAATAAATGTTTTCCAATTATCAGCCCAATCATTGTATATGATTTCTTGTTGTGTTCTATCCTTTGATTTTTGACCATATTCAACAACAGCGTGTCCAAATTGAATTGCTTGTTGAATAGGTGAGATATTATAAGGTACAAGACCGTACATTCTCAATTCTAATTTATTACTCATATTTTTTATATTAAATTTTATTAGAAAGGTTTCTATTACTGAATTGTTTTAATCCAGTTACTTCGAGTAAAAGTTTATCTTCTATAAACTTAGGAATGTTTACTTTATGATTTTTTGTAGGAATTTCAATTTCAGCCACAATAAGGTGGTGACCACTATTAAACATATCTACTTCCCAATATAAATCACCATCAGGATAAATCCATCTTTCTTTAGTTATGAATCTTGATTCAGTTGTAGATAATAAACAATGTGATTTAAAATCTTGAAATTCTTTTTCGGTTAGAAACTTTTCATCTTCAAGGTTAACACCCTTTGAAACGCTTTTCTTTACAGTATGAATATACGATTTACCATTAGTATTAGAATACCAAGACCTGGCTCTTTCCCAGACACCATTTGAATTTTTAAAGTAATACTGATCAATTTTAATAACCTCTGTAGGTTTAATATCAGGCATTGCTTTTAACAAAAATTTGCGTTCGATTTCTAATTTCATTAATATAAATTGTTTTAGATTATATTTTTTATAACAGCAAAGATATGATTTTTTTATTAAATATCAAAAAAAAATCCTATCATTTGATAGGATCGAATTTTCTCTATTTTTTCATTTTTTTCTTCTCCTTGTACATTACTATTGCTAGAGTAGACAATAGAACTACAGGTGTGGCAATAGCCGCGTAGATTTCTGAATTCATTAATAAGTTGGGTTAGTGTGGGGTTCAGTACCCACCCTACTTCAAGGTAGACCCCTCCGTTAAGAGGAATTAAGAGTTAACCACTACGAAAACTCTTTTTAAGTAGAGTGGGTTTTGGTACCCACACTGTCTGAGACAGACCCCCTAATTAAAGGGTAGTTAACCACTACGAAAACTTTGTGTGGAGTTGGGTATCCACCCTGTTAAAACAGACCCCTCCGTTAAGAGGATTAAGAGTTAACCACTACGAAAACTCTTTAGTTTATACTTTACGATTTTTAAAAGTTGTAAAAAAATCGCAAATTTTGTGAGGAAGGGTAGGATTCGAACCTCCGAAGACTTAAAAGCCAGCTGTGTTACGACACAACCACATTTGACCACTTTGTTACTTCCTCATTTTTCGGACGGTGACCGCCTCCTATTTGGGCTCAAGCTTCGTGCTTTACTTTTAATTTCCCTCACCGTTTAGGTATCTTAATCTTTAATTATCTCTTTTGTTATACAAAGATACAACAATTTTTTAATTCTCCAAACTTTTTTTCAAAATATTTTGACAAGTTTCTTTCCATTCAAAATGTTCTACATTAACAGGAAAACAATTATCACCTGTATATCTATTATTATCAAGAATATCCATTAGTTCAATATCATCATCATCTATATGAAAAATAAATTCCTTACCTGATAAAAAGTAAGACTTAGACTCCATACAAGTAAATTGGATATTTTCTTTTTTGATACCACATTCTTTAGCAACATCAAATAGTTTTTGATTTTGTCCTTCTATCCAATGCCATTTTTTTTCTTTAGCGGCTTCATCACTAAAACGAGAGGTAACAATCCAAACTTCGTATCCTTCATTCACCAAATATTTGGCAAACTTTTGAACATCCTTTCTAGATAAGGTACCATCAAAATCAAAACTTACTTTCATAGTACAAAGATAATTAAAATAATCAATTAAACAATAGGTTCTCCAGTAAAAAATAAATTAGTTTCTCTTAGAAGCTTTTCTAATCTCATAGAGTCTTCAGAAACAACATCCCAACCATTACTATTTTTAGTAAATAGAAAATAGTATTTCTCTTTATCTATTTCTACATCATAGACTCTATCAATTTTTTCACTTATGTCAGATTCATCATAATTTCTGGACCAAGATAAAATGTGATTTGATTCTTCATTTGTTTCAAAATTAACGGCTTTGAAACTGTAGTAATCTTCTAAATTTTCAACTACCCACATACCGTACTTTTCTTTGTCAAAGTAAACTTTTGCCATATTATAAATTTTTTTTAATCACTTCTGAAAATAACGATTTGAGTTCTTTTGTCAACTCAATGTTATAATCATCCAATGTAACTTCAGTTACATCAATATCTTCGTAAGTGATTTCACAATCTGAATATGGTGGAGTGTAATAATCACCAGGATCGTATTCTATTCTACCGGATACTGATAAATCGTAGGTTATTACTAAATCTAAACCATCCACTTCAAATATCATAAACTCACATTCTCTGCTAAAGTGACCTTCATTTTCACATATTAATTCTTCCCATTCATCGGATTTTTTACAGTCAAAATCAACAGGTTTGTTGATTTTACTTGGGTCTAATGAATATGTAGAAATAAAGTTTGTCATATATATTTCATTTATATCTCAAAGATATGAAAAACTATTGTAAATTCAAAATTTTACAAAATTTTATATAATCTGAAAGGTCTTTTTCAGCTCTCCATTTAATTAAAGAGTATGTTTTCATCCATTCAGACTCTGTGTGCTGACCTTCATTTTTTCTTAAAGGTACAAATGTTATTTTTGATAAGTCATTATCAGTCCACATTTTAGCAACATCTAAAATAGAAATTGGATTACCACGACCTAGGTCAAAATTTTGACCTCTCCAATTACCTTCACTTATCTTAATTAAACCATTACAAATATCTTCAACGTGAGTGAAGTCACGAGATTGTAAACCATCACCAACAACTGTTAATTGATCACCTTCTTCAAACTGTCTACCAAATTTAGCAACAACTGTAGCCCACTCACCAATTCTTGGTTCTCTTGGACCATAAACATTATAAAATGTAGCCATTGCGCAATTCATATCAAAACAATTAGCATATGTTTTTAAGATACCTTCACCAACAACTTTATAGTAAGTATAAGGACTAATATAATCACCATGATTTTTAGAAGAAGTGGTGGCATAAACAACTATACCAGAGTTAGATAATCTGGTAAACTCCATAACCTCAGAAGTGCCTAAAGAATTTGAACTAAAGTATTCTCTTGGATTATCAAAAGATGGTTGTATTCTTGCTTTTGCGGCTAAGTGAAATATTCTATCAAATTTATAACCAACAAAATACTTATTGATATCTTCAACTTTACCAATAATCAAATTTGCTTTTTCATTTTGGTTTTCAATAAATGAAGACTCAGATGATAAGTCGTCTAATATAAAAACTTCATCACCTGAGTTAATTAATATATCTACCAAATTAGATCCAACAAATCCTAAACCACCAGTAACTAAAGACCTCATTAACCCGCCACTTTTTTTATCTCCGAGAAAATTGATTTTCTTGGTTGTCTTACTTTTACATCATTATGCGAGTTGTCGGTATAATCAACAACAGCTGATTTATGTGATCTATCCTCTTTTAATGAGCTTCCACCAAAACCAGATGAACTTTTCTTATTAGGATTAAACATATCACCTAATTTTTGATAAGTTGATTCCCAAGTATTTCTTGGCTCACCTTGTCTTTCAAGAAAAGCAAGAATAGAATCTTTGCTAATCTCAGTAAATTTTTTTCCAGACGCTTGAACAGCTTCTACTAAATCGTTAAATGTATTCATATATTTTATTTTAATGTGATTACTTTGTTAAAACCTTCATCAGGTGTTATTGGTTGGTAAGAAGAAATCATAGACTTTACAATTCTCATAGGAAGGTCTTTATTTTCTTCTTCAATTCTTTTTTGGTTACGTCTTACATATTCATCATCTGATAAAATAGGAAAAATAACACCTAACTTATAGTAGTCGTTAGAGAAATAGTTTAGGTTTTGCTTTCTACGTTTAGAAGCCATGTGTGTCATATCAACAATCACATTCTTTTTAGCCGCATTAGCATCTAAAAACTTTTGAGTTAAAACTCTATCAACTTCTTTTTGATCTACACTGTTAAATGCTTCAGTATAGTTTCTTGAGCCATAAACTTCCATAACAGTTTCATCACGACTAATTACTTCAGTCGTTGGAAAGTTTTCTCTAATCCAAGTTGTTTTACCAGATAAAGGTGGTCCGATAAGGATAATAACAAATGGTTCTTTTAAGTATTTAAGATTCATATTAATTGAATTGATTTTTTAATTATTTCTGAGTGGTCAAATGCCATATCAACGGTTACATTACCGTCATAACTTACATCATTCCAAGTACATTCTGTAGCATCATCACCGGCTTTAACAACTGGCATTTCATCTAAAACAATAGCGAAAGCATGACTAACACAATTTTTATTTCGTGGATCACGATAAGGTTTATCAAAAGCACCTACATAGTAAAAATGACCTGGGTCAATTACTAAATTAGTTTCTTCTTCTAATTCACGAACAGCAGCATCTAAAGGTTTTTCACCTTCATCAATGTTTCCACCTGGATTAGCCCACATACCAACAAATGGAGGTCGACCTCTTTTAATAGAAAGAACTTTATAGTTTGAATCAGTATCAACAAGAACAACTAAGTCAACACAAGACATTCCTGTATCAACAATATCATTACCAATAACTCTTAGAATATAAGAATATCCTACTGTTAGTTTATTTTCTGATTTATTGAAGAAGTTACCAAAATTGGTATAAACTGTATTTTCTTTAATATCAAGAACTTTCAAAGGTCCTATCCACTCAGATGTATTGAATTGATTAAACTTTTTTATAGTCGCCATTAATTGTGTATAATTTTTCGTCTTACAAAGATATGATTTATTTATTAATTTACCAATATAAAATTAATATATAGTGTATATGATTTCAAAGTATAATAGTTTCGCATTAGATTTATTATTAGAAAAGGCTATCAACGAGTCTTTCTTATACTATTCGCCTAATGTTAGAAAAGCTTTAAGTAGAATAAAGTCTAATGATATTGCTTCTGAGTTATTAGGTTCAGAAGGAACTGATGTGAAACCAGATATGACTTTTATTGATTTAGGTAAAGAAGGTTATTTTTCTTTTATAACAATGAGAAATGCTAAACCTTTAATTGCTGCTAGATATCCTAATTTAGAGTGGGCTGATAATATTGAAACCGAATCAATGCCTGACTTTGTAGATTATTCAAATGAGTTACATGAATTAGATATTGAAACTCAATCAAGAGGTACAGGTGTATTTACTAAATCAAGAAATGAAGTTGGTTTAGGTAGATTTGTTAATAAACTATTTCCCGGTAAATATAGTTCTAAAGAAGTTGAAGAATTTGTTAACTCATTCAAAGCTTCATTAGAAAAAGCTGGAGAACATTTTGATTTAGTTGAAGGTGATGATATTGAGTTTTGGTATAAATCTGAAAACTATAAAGAAAACTCTGGAACACTTGGTAATTCTTGTATGGCTCAAAAAAGAAATCTATTTGGAATCTATACTCAGAACCAAGATGTTTGTAAAATGTTAATTCTTAAAGAAGATGATAAGATTATAGGTAGAGCACTTGTTTGGAAATTAAATAGTATTAAAACTGGAAGAACAGATATTGAAGGTGCTCCAGAATACTTTATGGATAGACAATATACTATTAAAGAATCTGATGTTCAGAAATTTAGAAACTATGCTATTGGTAAAGGTTGGACTTATAAATCATATAATAATCATCACAGTTTTGGAACTGTTAACATTAACGGTGAAGATAAAAATGTTCAAATGACTGTTAAAGTAAAAGATAAAGATTACAACAGATATCCTTATATGGATACTTTTAGAAGGTATGATGTTAGTAATGGTATTCTTTATAATGATGATAATCAAGATCAAGAATATGAAGGTCAATATATTTTAGAAGATACTGGTGGTGGATATGCCGAAGTTGAAGGTGGTGTTTATTCTGAATGGTATGATAGAAGAATTGATGATGATGATGCTGTTTGGTCTGAGCCACTTAGTGATTATTTAATTAGAGATAGAGCTGTTGAAGTTCGTAGAGGTTATAGTAGAAGAAGAGGTTGGTATCCAGAAGATTATGATGATGTATTCTTTGATGAGGACCACGATGAATACTTCCACATAGATGATGGTGTTTATTCTGAAATTGAAAATAGAACTTTATGGAGCGAAACTGCTGTAAAAGTAGTTGATGAAATTTTTGGAGATGGTGATGTTCCAAGTTCAGATGATCAATATATGTATGAAGGTGATAGAGATATTACTGAAATAGACACTGATTGGTTCTGGTTTGATAAAATTTCTGATAAATTTAAAGACTGGAGAGAATACAGTTACATTAGCCAAAAATTATTAGTTGTTGATTATAAAGGTAATTATATTCCTAAACAGTTTTCTATTACTACTTACAAAATTGAACCAAGAGATAATGCTGTTGATATAACAGGAGTTGAATATTTAAGTAAAGTAGATTCTTTAGGATTAGGATATAATATTATTGAATCCGAAATTAGAATAATTGATTGGTTTACTTACACAGAAACTATTTCTGAATATACAGATATTCTTTTAGAAAGATTACCTAAGTTAATTAACAGATATGATGATGTTCTAAATAATAAAGGTCAGTTACAACTTCAATTCAAAGGTGATGAAGAACAAGAGTATAGAGATAAAGTTTCTATGAATAGAGCTCTTTGTCAGGATAGAGTAGAAAATTTAGAAGAAGAAACTTGGAACTAAATTCCAATTTGTTCTAAAGCTTTATCACGATTATATTGTTTAACTTTATCCGAAAAATTATTATCATAAGATTTCATTTTATAGAAGAGTTCTGTTTTAATAATAGCACCCCATTTATTAACTTCAATATAATCATTAGTCCATAAATCTGTATATTTAGAATTTACTTTAACATAACACTCATAAAGATTATGTGACTTTCTATTTATAGTAATTAAATTAATTTTACTAATGTGCCAATGTTTAGGCATTTTATTTTTTAATTGTGTAAAAACTCTTAAAGTAATAAATATCTTATGTATAAGAAATGATTTTGAAATAGTAATGAAAGAAAACTCAATGAGTATATAAAGAAGAAGAAAAACACCGGACCATCCATTTATGGAAAATCCGATGTTACTTCCTTCTTGAAAAAAGTTAATCATTATCTTGCGATTAAAAGTTGAATCTTTATATTCTCTGATGTTGATGAACGGTGATAACCATCAATCAATCTAAACTTACCATCTTTAACTAAAGCAATACCTCTAATACCATCATAATTCTTATCAGAATAATGGTCAAGATTTTTTGTATTCACTTTTCTATAATGCTCATCTGATCCAAAAATAATACTATCTCTTTCAACAGTTTCTAATGAATATTGACGACCTTGTAAAGCAGGTAAAATGTTACCATACTCCAACATTAAAAGATATTCAATTCTTGATGTTAAATCAATTATTGAAAGAGCTTCATTAATTTGGTCTTCAATTTTTTGAGCAACAGAGTTTTCTAATAAAACATCATCAATTTCTTGACCATAGTATCCACCACAGACTTGAACTTCCCAGTTTGATGGTTCGTATGCCTTATTGATTCTTAAAATTCTATCAATGGTATAAATATCAATTTCTTTTGAAACACCACCTAATATAGAATTAATAGCAGAGTTTCTTTTTGAAGATAAAGAGTTATCAAAAATAGAGTTATATATTTCGTTACCTATTGAAGGTATGTCAACTGTTACAACATGAGCATTTTCTAAGGTCTCACAACGGCAAATACCTTCCTCATTACAACCGTGAGCTCCACAATCTCTGTGAGCGTCATAATCGTAATTAGTGTGATACTTAAAACTTACTCCAACTATCATTTGTTTTTAATTCTTGTTTTGTAGCTTTTACCATCATCTAATTTCTTATAGATGTAAAACTGGTTATATTTTAATTTCATATAAAGTTCTCTTAAAGAAGAACCCTCTAAGGCATACCAAGTTGTTGGTAGAATCTCATCTTTAACAAAAGGATTCCATCTATTAACTCTATCAATAGTCTTTTTCTTATCCTTTATTGGTTCATCAAAGTAATAAAAATGTTCGTGTTTAAGAGTAGCTTGTTTCTTTTTAAGTTCTTCTCCAATCTTTTCAATTAAATGTCTTGTAATGAAATTCATTTTAAATACCATTTATACAAATTTACCGTTAACAATTCCGTTGTGATAATATCTAAAGTCTGAAAGGTCTTTTCCTTCAATAACTTTCAAATATCCATTAATAGCACCAATTATATTTTGACGACCAGAAGTATTATCAGTATGAGCATACCAATCTGGAAAGTGTTTTACATGGTCTAAACAATAGTTGATTAAATAATCAGCCGCATCTTTGCCAGTCCACTCTTTACCATCTTTATCTACACAAGCCAAATCGTGGTCAAATGAAACTAATTCAATTTCATTGAAATGTTTATTAACAATTTCAACAAATTCAAAATAGTCACGAGCAATCACCCACTTATCAGTTGGTAAATAATCCAAGCCTAAGCCCTTAACTGCGTTATGAGCCATTCCTGGAATTCTGATATCGTCTAAAAAAAGATTCATTTTTTAATTTAAGTACACTCCTTTGTTTGTACAATAAAGGTCTAAATAGAGTGCCATATTAAACCAGGTTTCAAATTCTTGATTGTCTGCTGATGTTTCTAATCTTTGGATTAAGAAGTCAGCCATTGGTTGAGCCCAACTCATAATAAATTTAGCTCTTAATTCTTTTAATTTTTTCATACGTTATAATTATTGTTAAGAAATTCTTTTTCTACTTTAGTAAGTGAGTCTAAACCCACTTGACTTATTCTATCTAATATAGTGTCAATATCTAAATTGTTGTATATCCAATCATCTAAATCATCAATAAAAAATGAAAATTTCATTGAATCAATTGGATTCACTTTAGGACCTAATTCTAAGTTTAAATCAAAATTTGACTTTAATATATCTTTAGATAAATCAGTTAGTTCAAATTTAACTAAATTTTCTGAAAGTACACCTAAATATCTTTTAACTTCTATTGGTTCAGCTATAGTAAAAAATGTATAAACTCCATCTTCTTCATAATCAAAAAAAGAATCCGCATTCATATCAGCAATCTTCTCCTTATCTATGTCAGAAAGTCTGTCATAGTCCTCATTTAAGTCAAATGGCGACTTAGTAAATTTAATTTTGTAAACGCAGTACATAGATTATATATTCACAAATATAATAAAATTTTTTTGATTTAGGAAATTTAAATTCATGAAACATCATGATATCCTTTATAAACATTATTAATATTATAAATATAATTGTATGGAAAAAAAGAAAAGACCTGATAGTTTTGTAGAAAATCGAATGAGTAAGACTTATCCAACGGAAATTGGCGCACCAAAATTTGAGCCAGATAATATTAGTCTATTTAAAATTGAAAAAACTTCTAAGATAAAAAAATACTATTCGTCAAAATTTGAAGAAATGACGAAAGAGTATGAAAAGCTAATGTCAGAAATTAAAATGAATGAAAGACTTTATATGGCTACGCATAACTTTACACCAATCTCTGGTGAAATTTATCACTTATATAAAAAGGAATCCAATGAAGAATTCCTTTCTTTAATATCTCCGGAACAATGGAAAAAATTTGAGTTTATCGGCTCTTTCAAATTTTTATCTGATGGAAGATGGGAGGTAGCTTAACCTACCCACCCTTCTTTCAAACTTACCGTTTTATTGAAACTTTTACCATCAGTATCTAAAATATAATACCCTTTTCTCATCATTTGAACTGGCTCCTTGACGTTTAAAACGTGAGGCTCAAAGATTGCCTTATCATTAATTATAAGTGAACCTGGGTTAATATAATTGATAAAATCATCTTCATTTTTATCTGGTGATTCATCATTAAATAATCTTTCATATTCATTTACTCTAACTCTAACTCCGTGTTCAGCAGATACCCAGTGAATAGTTCCTTTAATTTTTCTTTCAAAAGTCATACCCGATCTTGTTAAAGGATCATAAGTACACCTAATCTCAATAATTTCTCCTAATTCATTCTTTATAACTTCATTAGCCTTAATAACATAAGCACCTTTTAATCTTACTTCACCACCTAATTTTAATCTGTGGAATTTGTTATTGGCTTCTTCTCTGAAATCTTCCGCCTCAATAAATAATTCACCACTAAAAGGAATCATTCTCACTCCAGCACTTTCATCACCAGGATTGTTTTCAACCTCAACCATTTCAGTTCCCATATCCCAATTTGTAATAACTAACTTAACTGGCTCCATGACTCCCATTAATCTATTAGCAACTACATTCAAATCAGTTCTTAAACATTCTTCTAAAAGTAAGTAAGAAACAACAGACTCTTTTCTAGTAACAGAAATTCTATCACAAAAATCTTTAATAGCATTTGGTGTAAAACCTCTTCTTCTTAATCCAGAAATAGTTGGCATTCTTGGATCATCCCAACCCGTAACATAAGATTCTTCTACAAGTCTTTTTAACTTTCTCTTTGACATAACTGTATAGTCAATGTTCAAACGAGCAAACTCAGTTTCTTCTGGTAATGAATTTTCTAAATCACAATTTTCTAACACCCACATATATAAAGGTCTATGAACTTCAAATTCTAAAGTACAAAGTGAATCAGTGATACCTTCTTTATAATCAGATAAAGGATGAGCAAAGTCATACATTGGATAAATCTTCCAAGTATCACCAGTTCTGTGATGTGACTTAGAGATTATTCTATAAATAACTGGATCTCTTAAAATCATATTTGGTGAAGTCATATCAATATTAGCTCTCAATATTTTAGAACCTTCAGAGAATTCACCTAATCTCATTCTATTAAATAAGTCTAAGTTTTCTTCTACTGATCTAGACTTGTAAGGTGAGTCTTTACCAACTGAAGTTGGAGTTCCTTTCATTAAAGCAATTTCTTCAGATGTTGAATCATCAACATAAGCTAAGCCTTTTTTAATTAAAGTAACGGCACAATTATAAAGAAATTCAAAGTAATCAGATGTATAGAAAATATTAGCTGGTTTGTAGCCAAGCCATTCTATATCTTTTATAATTGACTCTACATAGTGAGTATCTTCAGTAGTTGGATTTGTATCATCAAATCTTAGATTACAAGGTCTATTATACTTTTCAGCTAATCCGAAATTTAGTATAATGGATTTAGCGTGACCAATATGGAGATAACCATTTGGCTCTGGTGGAAATCTTAATGTTAGTTTATCAAGATTGTTTTTGTCTAATATTTTATCTTCAATGAAATTCATAATTTTTATATTTTTTAGTTGTCTCGCTAGGATTCGAACCTAGACTAGAAGAGTCAAAATCTTCTGTGCTGCCGTTACACTACGAGACATTTTTGTTGCTCCACTTGGACTCGAACCAAGCTCATCTGTTTCAAAGACAGATATGATCACCCATATACTATGGAGCAAAATGTTGTTGTCTTACTAGGACTCGAACCTAGAATAGAAGAGTCAAAATCTTCTGTGTTGCCATTACACTATAAGACAATAAAAAAACCCTACTCAATCAGATTGAATAGGGTTTGTAAAGTTTTAACAATACGATACCGTTATCAATCTGTTCGATTAATTTGTTGTTGTTGTTGGTATTGTGATGTTGTTGTCATAATTCTATTTATTAATATTTTGTTTCTTTGTCGAGATGGCAGGATTCGAACCTGCGAGTTCTCCTGCTCCCAAAGCAGGCGGGGTAACCGGACTCCCCAACATCTCGTATTTTAGCGGTCCCGACGGGATTCGAACCCGCACCTCGCACCGTGACAGGGTGGTATTGTAAACCATTCAACCACGGGACCGTTTTTGAGAATTCTTTTACTCTATTCTCTAAAGAGTATCTTTTGCCTCAAAGGCTACTTGTTGCGGTCTAGAAGGGTTTCGATCCCTCTACTTCTGCGTGACAGGCAGATATGATAGCCACTTCACCACTAGACCATTTTTGTCGGGAAGGTCGGAATCGAACCGACTAACTGAAGCCTCCAGAGCCCCCGTGCTTAAACCTTAGTCACTTCCCGTTTTTTATATAAAACAAAAAACCCAGTTAATCTTTCGACTAACTGGGTAATGTTTCATAGGTAATATATTCTTAACCTAAAACTACATAGTTAGCCTCTTTCGAACCAGGATCCTGATCGATTACAACTTGCGGTTGCGGGTTAACGATATTTAAGTTTAAGTTTTTCATTTCAGTATATATTAAAAAGGATTTCTTCCTTTTGTTCTTATTTTATACAAATATACAACAAAGTTTTAATTTGTCAAATATTTTTTATTTTTATTTGAAATTTTCTTTTGATTTGAAATCTAATATTTCAATATTAAAAGGTGTTAATTTTCTACCTAGTTCTTCAACTATAGTAAGTATTTCTCTTTCATTATAAACAGTAATGTTAAAATGAGCAACAGCATCTATTTCAACAGCACCATCTTCTAATTCAGCAACAGTTCCTTCATCAAGAATATTAACTTCAACAGACTCTTGATCGTAAAACAACTCGCTAACTTTAGATAAACCTAAGATTATTTTATCTTCAGTGATATCTTCACCTCTTAATAATATGTCAATATTATAAGATTCTTTTGGTTCAGAATATCTGAATCCTACGGTTCTTTGATATTCATTTATTGATTGTAAATATTTCATAGATTATATATTAATTTTTAAAACAAAAAACCCTCAGATAAAAATCTAAGGGCTTTAATTCTTTAGTACTAAAAATATATTAAGCGTTAACTGATACGTTAACTGCGTTTAATCCTTTTTTACCTTCTGTTACTTCAAAGCTAACTGAATCTTTTTCTTTAATTTCATCAATTAATCCTGTAGCGTGTACAAACACATCTGTTCCGTTCTCGTCTGTGATGAAACCAAATCCTTTAGCTTCATTGTAGAACTTTACTGTTCCTGTTTTCATTCTTTTATTCTTGTTTATTTTTATTTTTTGGTATTATTACCACTTGTTATATATTGAATATGAAATTAGTTTATACCTAAATCATTTAATATTTTATCTCTTAATTTAGGAACATCATGAATAGCATAAACTGAATTTCTTGTAATTAGAATATTATCATCTATTATTTTATTAACAGTTGATGTGTACCAATTTACTACACCATAAGACTCACCTATCTTTGGTTCTTTATTTTGTATTCCTTTTAATGTGTTTGATGGTTTATCAAATCTAGAAAATCTATCAGGACGATCACTTGGTGTTCCAACAATAGATTGTTGAGTTTTTAGATATTTATATTCATCACCACATTTTTCTTTTAGAATTGTGACATAGTGGTCAAAAATAGGACCAGCATTATAAACAACCATAATAGTATCTCTACCTTCAGTTGGTATAATAGATCCTATCTTTAATATTTCAACTTCTTTATTCAATTATCTTATTTATTTTTTTATTTCTTATAAATGATTTTACCCAATAATCTGGTATCTCAATATATCCAATATCTTCTTTATTCGGTTCAGAAAATTCTGTTTTATAGAATCCTTCAGTTAAATGTATATTAGTTATATTAGGAATGCCATCAACAGTTTTACATCCCTTTTCTAAAAGAAAAGAATTTACAGCTTCAACTACATCAGATGATAAAAATCTTCCTTCAATATCTCTCATATTAAATATTTATCACCAGAGCCTGGTCTGAATGATTGTAGATTTCTAATAGCAGAAGAACTGATATGTTGAAATTCTTCATCACAACGAAAGAAAACAACATCAATATCTTTTTTGAAATCATTAATGAATTTTAATTGGTTATCTTCATAAGCCAAGTCGTCACCGTTTCTTAGACCACGGACTAAAACAACTTTATAACCTTCTGATTCTTTTTTCTCAATAAGTTCGTGTAAGAAAGTAGTGTAAACTTCTACACTTCTTCCAATCTTATCTGATATTTCTAATGATCTTGATAAGGCATCACCACCATTTGCTTTCTCTGGATTAACTCCAATAGCAATTAAAACATTTCCTTCGCCAAATATCCTTTCAGCTTTCTCAACTATGTTAAGATGTCCGATGTGAAAGGGATTAAAAGAACCGGCATAAATGGCTAAAGTTTTCATATTATTTTAATTTTAAATATCTTTTACCTAAGATATTAATCATTTCATAATTCTTTTCTTTTTGAGCTTTTTCAAACTCATTAAATATTCTTCTTTTTAATCTTCTTCTTTTAAGAAATGTAAACATACTCTCTATATTAAAAGAGCCGGTTTCCCGGCTCATATTAGTCAAACTCTAAATCAGAAGCGTATCCATCGTATAAGTTTTCACTTCTTTTATCTTTTTGTTCTTGTTGATAAGCAACTGTGTTGTAATAGTTATCTAAACTATCAGAACCTAAGTCGTCACCTTTTGAGTAATCCAATTCTGGTAAGTACTCTAACAAGTCATTACGATTACACTCTGTTGTGTGGTTACCCGCATCTTGTTTATAATCAACTTTCAATTTGAAACCATCCCACTCACAAGAGTCGTATTGTAAATCTAAAGATTTTAATAAGTTATTAATAATCATTGATTCATAATCAACACGTTCTTTACATAAGTCAACTGATACAACTTTCTTAGTTAAAGAATCAATCTCTACATTAGAAACGTAGTTGTATTTTTTATCGTGGAACCAAACTTTATCAGTTCTAGGCTCATATTTTTTAGTGATGTTATTATTCCATCTTGATGCGCCTACACCACCTGAGTAGTAATCATCCCATTCATCCCATCCGTATCCATAACCACTATATGATTTGTATTCAGTTTTAGAAGGATCTCTATCAACAGGTAAGCCATTCCAATCAACTAATAAACAAGCCTCAGCCAATTTAGTTAAGTGTTCAATGTCTTGTTGTTCTGAAAATGTGTGTTCTGAACGGTAACCTACAGAGATATTAGTACACTCAGAGTAGATTTTAATAAATTGAACAGAGTCAGTTAAGATACCAGTTGGGTCATTTTTGTATGAGAAAGAATCATCAGCCAAGTTTAATTGTTTTGATAAAGCCTCACCAAAAGTATCTGAACAACATCTTTGAGAAGATTGGAAAGTAATAACCGAATCATTACCTCTACGGTCAAATGAAATTACTTTGTTGATACCTTCAATCTTTTGGTCTTTTTGAACATTGGCAACCTTTCTTGAACCAACACAACCAACTTCTTCACCTAAGAAAAAGTAGTAAAGTCCTGGTATTTTGTTTTCAATCATATAAAGCATAATTGTTACACCAGCTTTATCATCTGCTCCTAAAATTGATTTACCATCAGTCTTAATAATGTTACCGTCAAAAACGTGATTAACTTGAGTAAGTGCTGAAGTGGCTGTATCTAAGTGAGAAGTAAACATTACATCACTCTCACCAATCTTGATAAATAAGTTACCAAACTCGTCTTTTTGTAATTCTGAATTTAACAAAGGGAAAACATCTTCCTCAGTTCCGTGAGGGTATGTTCTACTTGTTAGTTCTAGAAATTTATCTTTAATGTTCATCTTGTCTATAGTTTTTTTCTACTTATATACAAATATACGGAGGTTATCCACAATATCCAAATTTATTAAGAATTAATTTAAATAATATCTGAAATTACTTTTTTAATATATAAGTTATGTCTCAACAAATAGTTTCAAATTTAGAAAATGGTACTCTTCTTATATCGGATAAGTTTGATATAAACGCATCAGCAAACGCTGTTGATGCTACTCCATATTTTAATACAGTTGGATCTGAATACATAATTAGTTTTGTAAATTTACAAAATATTAGTCAGTTAACCAATTTTAAATATGATACTTTAGGTTTAACAGATACAAGATTCTTAAAAAATTATTATCGTATTTCTAGAGACGGTAATGCTTGGACTGACTGGTTAGACCTTAAAAGAAACATTGATAACTTTCCTACAGTTGATCCAAGAGATCCTTTATACTTAGATATTAAATGGGTTAGAGGTGGTTCTTCTCAAGTTGGTGCTATTAGAATATTAGAATATTCAATTAATGGTACTTTAGAAAGAACAATGTTTGAAAGTGCGGGCGACGGTATTAGTACTGTTAATTTAGCACCAGGTGAAAATACAATTTGGTCAGCACCTTTTATTTATAAAGTATTTGGTATAACTGATGTAGAAGTAATAGCACCGACAAGTCTTACAGGTGTTGATATTAAATATAGATTCTCTCAAGATAATTCAAGAACCTGGTCTAATTGGGAACCATTCACAAAAGAAAATATAACTACAACTAGAATTAACCCAATTAGATTTTTTCAAATTGAATACTCTATTACTAATAATACATCATCTACTGTAGGAATACAAGATATTAATATTATTGGTGACTTTCAAAATGTTAGTAAAGATTACTTCAAAACTAATTTATATGGTATTAGAGAATGTTGTCAGTCTAATCTAACCGGATATACTGATGCTAGTGGTAATTTTGTACCAGCTAATAATACAAATGGTTCAGGAACTGGAGTTGGTGGTGGTATATCAAATTCAGGAGGTGCTTGTGATACAACAGGTGCTGGTTCAACTTTACCTCAAATGAATGATCAAGATAAAGCAAATTTATTTAACCCATACAAACAAAATACAGCTATGGATTTATTGAATAAATTAAGTGCTGATGCTGAACAAGTATTTGGACATAAAGTTATTTACTTTGTTACTGATCCTGATAAAAGAGGTCAAGACCACACCATGCATGAATATCAATTATATAATGTTGTTTGTGAAGGTAATATTAAAGTATCGGTTGATGGTAATAACTTCCCAGATTCTCAAATTGTAATGAATCAATTTGATTTAAGTCTTTTTGAATCTATGAATGTTCATATAACAAAAAAACAATTTAAGGAAATATTTGGTCCACAAAGAAGACCAAGTAAAGAAGACTTTTTATATTTCTGTGATGTTAATAGAATGTTCCAAGTTGACCACGCTCAACAGTTTAGAAATTTTAATAACTCAGCAATTTACTACAAACTAGTTCTGAAAAAATACACTCAAAAAGCCAATGTCAAAGCTGGTACTCAAGAGATTCAAAACAAGTTACAACAACTTACTAAGAATTCTACTATCAACGAATTATTTGGAATTGAAAATGCTCAAGATAAAGCTTCAATTGCTAACAAAGAACAATTTGCTCCTTTAACAAAGGAAACTATTAGATTAGAATATAAAGCCACAATTGATAAAGAATTAATTGAAAACTCCTCAACTATTATTAGTAAAGCTCATTATGATCTTTCATCTGTTGATTATGGACAAGTCGCTGTTAAATATAAAAACTTTGATCCTTTATTAAGAGTATCTGATAACATTGGATATCAAATTTGGTTTAAAATTAATAACTATATTACTAATGAGGTTTATAACTTCATGGATTACTATGATGCTACTAACTCATTAGGTTGGAAAGTTGATTTATCAAATGATGCTATTCAAGTTAAATTAAATTCAGATACTTATACTTATGATTTAATGGGTTATTCATCAGATCAAAATATGGCATTTGAAGAAGATGTTTGGTATTGCTATGTTCTTAATATAAATCAAAGAAATAGAAAATTAGAACATTATGTTTATAAGAGAAATGTTGATGATGAATCAGATGCTGCTAATTTGTCTAATACGATACTTAGAAAAGTTTATCAATATACACAAGATATTACACCTATCACTTATCAAATTGAAAGTAATGTTACTTGTCAAATTCTTGCTTCTGATATGTCAGTTACCAACATTAGATTATTTATGGAAGATATTCCAGCTGAGCAACATAATAAAATATGTAATCAATATATTATTAGAGACGATTCTAAATATCTTGTTTTTGCTGATAACGCCACTACAAGATTATATCTACCGAAATTTCCACTATATGAATAATAAAAAAGCCTCTGATTTTTCAGAGGCTTTCTTTTTATAAAGTATTTTGAATTCTTATTAATGACTCATCCCTACCAAGGATTTCCATTGTTGATACCAAGTCTGGACCCGGCATACCACCTGTGATAGCAACTCTTAAAGCTGGCATTATCTTACCCATCTTAACACCCATTTCTTGACAAAGATCGTGAATATTTTGTTTAATAGTCTCAGCATTCCAATCAATTGACTTTGTTATAAAAGCACTAAATACTTTCTTATAATCATCAGTCAATAACTTAACATCTGTTTCTTTAATCACAATTGGCTTAAAGAAGATATCAGCAACCACTTGTAAATCTTTTGTGAAGACCGCTCTCTTTTTACAGATATCCACAATCTTAGAAAGATTTTCTGGTGAATATTGATATTGGTCACCCATATCAATATTAGAAAGAAGTTCATCATCACTTCTATAAGTGTTCAAATGTTGAGCATTAAAGTGTTTAGCTTTTTCAACATCAAAACGAGCACCGGCTTTATGAACGTGAGATAAATCAAACTTAGAAATCATATCAGCCATTGTCATTACTTCAGTAGTATCAGTTGGAGACCAACCTAATAGTACTAAGAAGTTTAACATAGCTTGTGGTTCATAACCTTCATCTTTGAAACCAAGATATTTAACCATATTACCTTTATCATCTTCTCCTTCACCACCCATCGGGAAAGCAGGAATACCCATAGAAAGAGCTTTACGTTTAGACAACTTGCCTTTACCATCTGGATTTAAAATCAATGGTAAATGAGCAAAAGTAGGAGCAGTCCAACCAAATGCTTCATATAACATTAAATGAAGCGGAGTTGAAGGTAGCCATTCTTCACCACGAATAACGTGAGTTGTTCCCATATCATGGTCGTCACAAACATTAGCCATATGATATGTTGGAATACCATTTGATTTAACTAAAACTTTATCATCAGTTTGATTTGTATTCAAACTAACTTCACCACGAATAACATCAGTAACAGTAATTGTTCTGTTTTCTGGTGTTTTGAAACGAATTACAAATGGAGTTTTATTAGCAAGTAAAGCATCAACTTCTTCTTTTGGTAAAGAAAGTGAATTTCTCATTGACATACGAGTTTTAGCATCGTAAGCAAAGTGAGCATTTTCAGCTCTAACTTTAGCAATATCTTCTTCAGTATCAAAAGCATAATAAGCCATACCCTTATCTAAAAGAGTTTGAATATGTTCAGAGTAATCTCTTTCCGATTGACGGTAAGGACCATTAGGACCACCTTTCCAAGGCGCATAGTCTGGTTCAATACCACACCACTCTAAAGAATCTTGGATATACTTTTCAGCATCACCAACAAATCTTTTTTGGTCAGTATCTTCAATACGAACATAAAATATACCACCGTGTTTTTTAGCAAACAGATAGTTATAAAGGGCAGTACGAACTCCACCGATGTGTAGAAATCCTGTTGGTGAAGGAGCAAAACGAGTTACTACTTTACCGGAAGGTGTAATAGTATCTAAAGCATCCAAACTTTTTTGAACATCAGGGGATTGTCCATCATCATGAGTCGCAAGTGTATGAAGAGCATCGTCACTCATTTCACTTTTTGATTCAGCGAGAAATTTATCTCTATTTTTAATGTATTTCATGTCCATATATATTATTTTTTAATCTAAAAATTATTAATCTTCAATTAAGAATCCAATTATTATATACCAAAGTAAAGCCCATCCACTATGAAAGAACCAGATTACAAAAAATAATCTAAACCAAAAACGGTCAATACCGGTTTTATTTTGTAGCCGTGTACAAGTACTCATATATTTATATTAAATTAGATTACAAATTTAGTAAAAAGAATTCTAATAAACAAATATATACATTATGAAATACTTAAAAAGATTTAACGAAGATATTGAAGCCACTATTAAACCAAATGGTAATATTAGTGCTAATATAGATGTTAAAACTGACGATGATAATACTATCTATGATAAAAGATGGGAAAATGAACTATCTGAGTTTATTACGATAAACTATCATGGTAAATTATATAAATTCAAAAAAGATAATATAATGTTACATTCTGATATGGTTCAGATAACTTATGCCTCTACACCACTTAATAGTGATGAACAAGGTGAAATTTGGGGCACGCCAGATACTTTAGAATTTGATATTTATTTTGTTAAAGATAATGAAACAGATAAAGTAAGATTAACAGTTGATATTACTTATGGTGATTTAATGGCTTGTGAATTTACAGCTGAAGCTCCTAATAAAATAAAAGTGGTAGAATATACATCCTACCACTCTAAATTTGATCCAAGCAATACTGTATTTGCCTTAGTAGATGAATCTCTACAATCCTTCATAAACTTCCTAAATAGATTTGAAGGAATGAAACTTAAAAAAGAAGATTTTAAGTTTTTGGATCAATATGACAATTACTTGCCAAATTAAGATATCCATCTGATTAAATACTTTGAATCCATTAAGTATTCAAAATCAGCATCTCCCATATCTGAAACAGGAACCTCAAATTTAATTTCAACCGGTTCACCTTCAGATTCGATAATTGCTAAGTAATAAGATACACCTTTTCTGATAAACTTAAACTCGGCTTTTGGATTTTGCTTATACAAAGCTTTTTTAATTTCATTCTTTTCCATTTTTATTGGTTTTTTTATCGAGTATCAGAAGAGAGACTTGAACTCTCATACCGTTAGGCGCTGGCTTTTGAAACCAGTGTGTATACCATTCCACCATTCTGACATTTGTAGCGTGTGTGGGGTTCGAACCCACTTATCAGTCCTTATGAGAGACAGCTCTTTTCCACTAAGCCACGCCATATTATTAGTGCCCAAAGAGAGACTCGAACTCTCACGTCCTTTCGGACACCGGCTTCTTAGACCGGCGTGTCTACCATTCCACCATCTGGGCATTTGAGCAGATACCCAGAGTCGAACTGGAATCTCGTCCGTACCAAGGACGTGTAATCACCGATTATACGATAACTGCTTGTTGTAGCGGGGGCAGGATTCGAACCTGACGTGTCACTTGCGCAACCCTGGGTTATGAGCCCAGTGAGTTTGACCTCTACTCTACCCCGCGATATGTACCTGGAGCGGGACTCGAACCCGCACGGGCATTTCTGCCCACTGGATTTTAAGTCCAGCGTGTCTACCATTCCACCACCCAGGCAGGTGATTTTATTTTGAGCCGATGGAGGGACTCGAACCCCCGTTGGACTATTCGTCTCTGGTTTACAAAACCAGTGCTGTCGCCACTGAGCCACATCGGCATATAATGGAGGAAAGTCTAAAGAGTGATTTTACTGAAGGACTTGAACCTTCAAAAGTTTGTTTTTAAGACAAATGTGTATACCATTTCACGAAGTAACACTCTTAATCACCATCCATTATTTTGTTGCCTTGGTGGGTAACGATCCCACTACCTCTTCCATGTCAAGGAAGTGCTCTCCCATTGAGCTACAAGGCAATTTTTGACAGTAGGGTGGGAATCGAACCCACCTTCCCAATCCGAACTAAATGACATTTTCTAGAATATCAAATAATCAAGTTTGGTTTTTAACCCGGACCAGTTCTTTATGTGGCTTCTCTAGGAGTTACCACCTAATATAGGGTCCTACTGATTTGAGCTTCTTACCGGTAACGATCCGATTTCTCTAGTTTACAAGACTAGCGCATCACCATTAATGCTTAAGAAGCGTTTGAGGTACTGACTGGGTTCGAACCAGTGTGACAGATTTTGCAGATCTGTGCCTCTCGTCTTTCGACACCACTCGGCCACAGTACCATTTGTTGGAATAGTAGGACTCGAACCTACAACCTTTCGCGTATCAGGCGAATGCTCTAACCAGTTGAGCTATATTCCAATTTTGTAGTCCCGGTCGGTTACGATCCGACTCCCTCCACTATGTAACAGTGGCGCTCCCCCGATTGAGCTACAGGACTATTTGCTGATGAGGTGGGACTCGAACCCACGGTGGACTTTAATGTCGTCTGGTTAACAGCCAGGCCCTTTCGCCGCTCAGGACACCCATCAATTTTGTACCGAAGGTGGGACTCGAACCCACACACCCTTTCGGGTACTAGCTCCTAAGGCTAGCGTGTCTACCATTCCACCACTTCGGCATCTGAGTGTGATAGGGTATTCTCCTACAGTTGTGGTGGTTGACTAGTCCCATTGTCCACTCCAGTACTTCGTCTGGTGCTGTTTTAGTTTATCAGCGTTTACACACTCTTTGTAGTCTCCACGGGATTCGAACCCGTATTCTCAGTTTAGAAGACTGATGTCCTATCCAGTTGGACGAGGAAACTATTTGCTCACTGGGGGAATTACGATATCCCGACCTGACGCTTAACAGGCGCCTGCTCTACCTCTGAGCTACCAGTGAATGTTGTCGGTAGGGTGGGATTTGAACCCACGTTGTGATTTCTCACCTAGTGTATCAGACTAGTCCCTGAAGACCGCTCGGGTACCTACCGTTGTTTTAAGAGCATAAAAAAACCCTCAGATTTTGTGTCTGAGGGTTTCGAGTATTCTTTATTAAAATTTGTTATATTAACTAACAAATCGTTTAGATATGACGAAGCCCTCAGAGCGTCTAATACATAACGTATTATTCACCACTGTCAGTGTATTCATGTTCATATTTAAATTCATTGTTTTCATTGTTGTATATATTAAAAAGTTTTTGT